GTGCAAATACAATTTCAGATTCACAAATAGGTAACGGTGGTGCTCCAGACATTCAATTTAAATATGAAGGTGCAACAACTACTCAAGCTAAACTAACAATGATTGGTGATACTACTCTTGCTGTTACGACAGCTGGCGCAACTATCAATAGTAAAGATGTAATGCTTGACGGTGCTGTAACATCACACTTAATTCCAGATACAAATATTGCTTACGATTTAGGAAGTGCAACACACAAATTTAGAGATTTATACTTAGATGGTTCAAGTATTCATTTAGGTAGTACAATTTTAAGAGATGACGGCGCAGGTAGTTTACAAGTAAACCTTACAAACGTATTACAAATTGCCGCAGATGATTCAACTATACGCACAATTAATAGTGGAGAGTCAGTTAAGTTTGTTGGAGCAGGATCTGTTACAACGGCTACTGACGCCGAAGGTAATCTTACAATTACAGGAAGTACAAATATTGTAAATGATACTACACCACAACTAGGTGGCGAATTAGATACACAAGGTAATAATATTACAAATACAGGTAATATAGGACTAGGCGATAATAGCCATATTGATCTAGGACCATATTCTAAGATATCAGATACTTGGTTAAATAATCCTTATGGATACATGGTACTTGATCAGACCGACGCACCTGCGTTTGCCAGCGGACCAAGTATTGTTTTAAATTCTCACGGTTCAAATGGTAACCAACAGCATTCAGATGGTGACTGGCTTGGTTCTTTGCTATGGTATGGTTATTCCTCAAACGGTACAAGTAGGGTTTTTGCTTTTTTAAGAGCTACTGTTGAAGATGCAACTGATGGTGCTACAGAAGGACGCCTTAATATTCATCTTGGACATAATGGGGGATCTGCAACACCTTATGTATTTACTAATAGCGGTATAGAGATGAATGCAGGTGTAGAATATTTAAAATTTCAAGGTGCAACTTATGATGCTACCAATATAACCACACTACAGGTAACAGATCCAACTGCCGCAAGAACAATTACATTGCCAGATGCAACTGGAACTATAGCGTTACAGAGTTGGGTTAACACACAAATTGCCGCAAGTTCTACTAGTGATTTAACAGGAAGTGTATTTGGTGATGACTCAACAGTACTAGTTGATGGTGTTAATAGTGCTATTAATTTAGATGGTACTGTTAAAGGTCATATAATACCAGATACAAACGATACATACGACATTGGTTCAGCAACTTATAAAATTAGAGATTTATATCTAGGTAGCAATTCTTTACACATTGGTGCTACTGGAACAATAGGTATAACTGCTGACGTAATGACTGTGGCTGGAGCCACTGGTGGTTTTAAAGCTGTAGCATTTACTGGTAATAGTGGTGTGGCAATTGATGAGTTCAGTACAGATGGTACTATGGCTGACAATAGTGATACGGCAGTTCCAACAGAACAAGCAGTTAAAACATACGTTGATGCAGGAGTTAATCCAACAGGGGCTGTTCTGTCATTTGCAGGTGCAAGTGCTCCAACAGGTTGGCTTCTTTGTTATGGACAAGCTATTAGTAGAACAACATACGCAGGCTTATTTACAGTACTAGCAGAAGTATACGGAGCAGGTGACGGATCAACAACTTTTAATGTGCCAGATTTACGTGGTCGTACTATTGCTGGACAAGATGATATGGGCGGAGCATCAGCTGATAGATTAACTGGTGCTGGCGGAGTAGGCGGCATTGATGGTGATGTACTAGGCGCTAGTGGCGGTACTGAAGCAGTAACACTTACTGAAGCACAAATGCCTGCTCATACTCATGATTATACTAACCCACCATCTACAGGAACAGCCCAGAATTTTGCTGGTATTAGTGTTACAGGCGGTACTGGTACGTCACAAACAACAACAACAGGTAGTGGTAGTGCTCACGTTAACATGCAACCAACATTGATTTTAAATTATATTATTAAAACTTAATGAACTACAACAGATTTCTTATCCATTCTTAGATATGGACAAGTATGACAAAGCCATCCTTTAGATGATACAATATAAAGTACTGGTTCTCTAGCTTCATTTATATGACAAGTAGAAAATGTCATAGTGCCCTTTTGTTCTATAGGTTCATCACCAACTGTACAGGTAGCTAATGGTACTTTGTTAATTAAAGGAAATGCCCAAACAACATCTAATTTCCCATCATGATCTGTATCCATATACGTAGTGATAGTTTTAGGTATATCTGACCATGACCAAAATGACATACTCCGAAAGAAGTCTGTTTTACTTGCAAACATAGTTGTTGGATTAATTTCTTCTGCTAATGCTGAAGTAGAAAAGATCAGGAAAACTGATATTAAAAATATTTTTTTCATACTATTTGCCTTTTCGACGAGTTTTGCGTTGCTTAGATAGAAGCTCTAATTCATCAACATGCAGTTTTTGAACCCTTGAGATGTCTATCTTAATATCTCTTAGATTCTCTTGCATTTCTGTAAAACGATCATAACTTTCGCTAAAGAATTTATTTTGATTACTGATAGCGTCAACTACCCACCACCACCAAGTAAATGCAATAGTTCCAAATATTACTGCTATTGACATTTGAAGGATTTCAGTTACAGAATCTAAATTGAAATGTAGACTTAATAATAGTCCTAGTAAGGCTGTTAAAGGTAATACCCGTCCCACCCATACGTAAAATCTGGTGAAAGTAGTTTGATATACTCTCTTCATGGTGTTACTCTCCTATAACACCAAATGGTTTCCAAATCCCAGGTGTACCGCTTCGAATACATACCCAGCCAACATAGCCTGTTGGTTGTGGTTCTGAATTCCAAACAATATCGCCCTTACCGTAGATTCCATTCACAGGTGCTTCTCGTCCGACTTCGAATTTCTTATTTTCAAATTTGATTGGCCCAGATGTGCTGAAACATACGTCAGGATTGTTTACCCCTACTCCTAATTTTCCAGATATGGTTGTGATGCTGTCACTATCGGATCCAATTGTAATCCGATTATTTGCTTTCAGTTCCACTCGGCATTGATTATCAGTGATTAATTTCATATCACTAGTAGTATAAGTTCCTACACTAACTGAATCATAATCAGGGTCGACAATAAATTCCACTTCGTTACCTGCAACACTTAATTGTCCGTTACTAGCATCAGTACCTATACCGAGTCTCATTTGATCACCATCATAAAAGATGAATTGATCTATTATTAAATTGCCTTCGGTTCTAAGATTTCTTAATGTGCCTACACTTGTTAAACTTGAGGTCGCTACATTTGGGCCTAATTCGTTGTTACTTAATACTTTAATATTGCCTATACAGTATTCAGCCTCTTCGTGTAAATCAATAGATTCACTTGACCAAATACGATCAGGATTTGCAGACATTATTAATTGCTTAGTATGTCCCGATCCTGTCCACATGAGTCCTTTACCATAAGGTCCGTCGTTTTCAGTACATTCAAATATTAAAGGAGTTGTTCGTTCGTTTCTAACATCTGCTTTTAGTTCATCTACTTCTAGTCTGGAAGCAGTAATAGTACCACCTACAGTAAGATTAGATTCTACTTTAACATCACCAAGCAGGTCGTGGACTGTAAGTGTGTCAGTAAGTACGCCATCGTTGGTTACAACAAGAGTTTGTTTTGTTGCTTCGTCGCGAATTCCTAAACTTGAGAAATCTGCAATTTTGCCACCGTGTATTTTATTGCCACTTAAACTTCTATCTGCAATTTCAGGTGCAGGAAGTTGTCTGTGAGCAATAGTGTCGATCGCCTCACCTAATTGTAAAAGTCCGTTTTTTACTGCTAGAATTTCAGTATCATTTATATCATGTGTGCTCATACTAGTATTTATCTTACTGCCTTAAGAATAATAGTATCGGTATTAATCCGGCCATTAAGTTTGATATCTACAGCATTAATATCTTCGAGGAAAGTACGTAGTTTAATCTTTCCGGCATCTTTAAATTCTTTAAGTTTTTCCTGTGGCTTTCTAAGGGTCTTTTGTACTGATTCTTCTTTAAAGCCTGTAATTGTTGTACCTTTAATACTTAATCCAGTACCATCACGTTCCAAATGCATTGGATCAACACTACTAGCAAGATATCTTCCTAATTTCCGTGTTTTAACATTAAAGATCCATAGTTCTTCACACCCTATAATGTCTATTGGGTTAATACTTGCTATTTGTAGTTTATCGTCTTTAATTGCATACTTTAATTTAGCAACTAATTTTTCTTTGCTTTTCGGTGCTCTTTTCCGTGTTTTCCGATTAGCTTTACCTTCTGCAATAACAAGTTCTAATGCACCTTTAAAGTTTAAAAGTCCTTCTAGTTTTAATTTTATAGCTTTTTTATCATAACACAAATATGCTTCTTTAAGTTGTTCTGCCCAATCTTGTTCTCTTTCACTTAACTTTGCAAGTTCTTTTTTAGAAAGCGGATTTAGTAATTCTTCTAATTCACTGATTTCATCAGTATAAAATTCTATTATTTTTCTAGCATGAGCTTGTGTTACTTTTAATTCAGCAAAGTGTTTAGGAAAGTTAAATCCTTGCGGATCAAACTTACTTGGCTCTTCAACCCATCCTTCTAACCAATCATCAATTGGTTCCATCATTTTATAGGATTGCATTCTAATACGATCTTGTATAGATAACTTAGGACCACCAACTAGTTTTACTGCGGCGTCTTTCTTTTCTTGAACAATAGCTTCACCAATTGGAACTAATTCGTCTAGTTGTTTATGAAGCCAATCTGTTGTTTTTCTTGCTGGACCCATTAATCCAGGCATAGAATCTATAAATTCTTGTTCTCCGGGATGTAAATCTGGCATACCTTTAGTTAGTTGCCTAGATAATGCTCCTAGAGTACAACTAAATTTATGATCAGGGCATTTACCAATAGCTTGTGCTTTATCTTTATAGTTCTTATGATTCTTGCAATATTCTATAACCCAAGGTTTAAAGTCAGAAGACTTATGTTCTAAACGATAATGATCTAACGCACTACTTTTTGCATAATGAAAGTCTTTTGCAGACATTTCCAAACCGTTTGAAAGATCAGGCTCGTTGCCTTTGTTACTTGTTCGTCGAGCGATCTTTTTCTTTTTCTTACTTCCTCGTAAGTTAATCGACCGTGCCATCGTAAAATTTCTCCTTAAAGAATAACTGTTGCATTAGCTATTATATAGCAAGGAAATTAAAAGTCAAGTAAAAGTGGATTTAATTCTTAAATTTTTTCACCGGATTCAAAGCCTCTAAAGCATTTAAATCTTGGAAAACGTAAGCTATAAGTCTTTGAATCTTGTGATTTAGTTCGAGCATCTGCCCTAATTTCAATCAAAACACCAATGAGCTTATCACGGCTAGCCCAGAAGCTATCACGTTCACTGTCAGTGAAACCGCTTCCACAGTTAAGGTGATAAGTGTGTCCATCGTCTTCTCCTTCTACTATTACAGCACCCAAACGTCCTTCGTTACGTCCGGTACCTTCTTCTACAGCAACTACTTTTAAAGTTACTTCAATGAATGGTTTTAGCTTTAACCAAGCTGTAGATCTTTTACATTCATATGGTGCATCAAGATCTTTAATCATAATACCTTCGTATCCACCGTCTACAGCCGCTTTGTTTACGTTTGTATACGTTTTTTGCCCTTCATGGGTCTCTAGGTCTACTATTTCGTGATCAAGCACTTGTACGTGCTCTAAGACATCTTTATGATCGTTATACCAATGTGTTAACATTTGGGTTCTAAGTTCTTGTGATTTATCCCAACCACCTTCCAAAAAGTCTTTTAAAGGTATAAAATCAAAGAGATGTAAAATAGCATCTTTGGCTGTAACATTACTTTTACGATGTACCTGTTTCATTAAGTCTTGAAAGTTATCGCTCATTACTTCTCCGTCCAACACTAAATCATATGGTGGTGGAGATTTTTTAACGACAGTTTGAATTTCATCAATAATATGTTGGAAGTTTATAAACTGTTTTCCGTTTCTGCTAAATTGTTCTATATTACCGTCTTTACGAACAATTGTCAAAACCCTTACACCGTCTAATTTAACTTCTAGCATCTTTTTGCCAGTAAGTTTCTTTTCGTGCTTTGCAGAGTCTTGTGCTAGTTGACAATTAAAAACTGGAACACTATATTTGTCAAATCCGTTTTTCTTAGCAACATTGTTAACAGTTTTTTCACTTACTCCGCAACGTAAGTCTTTAATAAGAATTCTACGATAAAATCCATTCCATTGCTCTGCTGTTGCAGAACTCATTACAAGCTCAATAGCATCTCGTGCCGCATGGCCTGTTAATTCTCTATTTTTAAGTTTTTCAGCTAGTTCTTTAAATACTTTCCATTCACATCCCTGGCCTGAAATTACAGTATCTTTAGTAGGAACTTGTTTAACGCCAAATGTGTATAAAGGATCTAAACACATTTTTACGCCTTCAAAGAACTCGTCAAGTCCTTCGTTCATTGCGTCTTTTAAAATGGATTCTTTAGCTAGACGAGAATTGTCTGCTTCTAGTTTTTCAATTATATTTTGTGGTTGTGTTCTCATTTATTTGCCTCTCTATTGCCTAATTATTATATACATTATACAATCATTACCAATTAAAGTCAACCTCTTTTTTGGCGTGCCTGATAGGATTCGAACCTACGGCCTCTAGTTCCGCAAACTAACGCTCTATCCAACTGAGCTACAGGCACAACTAAACTGTATACTCTTTTTTGGCTTTTGTCAAGTTAAAAAGGACAACGTGTACCAACACGAATTGAATTATTATCAAAAATCTCTCGTGTTGAAACTCCGCCCTTATAATCTAGGTAAGTTTTTACTTCGCATGTTTTGATATATTCAGTGGTATTGGTGCAAGAGGTTATAAGTAAGATTACTAATAATATGGTAAAAATTTTCATCACTAACTATTTACTCAAAAAAAAAATGGACGACCCGAAAGCCGTCCATTTGTGATCACTAAGCTAAAATTTACTTAGTTGATGTAGCAAGTGCTTTGTAACCTGCGGCTACAACTGCTCTGCTAGGATTACCAAGACGATATTTTCTAACACCGTTCTTTTTAGTATTAAGATAAACAGCATGACCTGAAAATCTTAGTGACTGGATAACTGCTTGAGGATTGCCTGCTTTAAATTTGCTGGCGATCTGTTTGCTAGTTAGTTCTGAACCGTTTTTGAGTGCGGTTAGTACACTATCTTGAATTGTCTGCTTCATTATTGAGCCTCCTTATATAAGTAGTACAATTATTTGTACTGTTCAAGTTTTATTATTATACGATAATTAATGAGAGAAGTCAACCTTTAGTTAACCAATTATATAAAATCGGGTCCATGTACCCAGCCTACTAAAGACTTTCGTGTGCCTTTTGTGACCGGATGTACCTGATGAGGAATCCAAGACGGAAAAAATACTGCTTCGCCCTTATCTAATTTACATTTAAAGTTATCCCCACCTGTCCAAATCTCAAGGTCACCATCTTCGTATTCACTAGGGTCATTTAATCCAATTGAAAAAGATAGCTTTCGTCCAAAGCCGTTGCTCCCTTTAAGGAATGTGTCCGTATGGCATCTATAGTGGCCTGTTGGTGGATATACACTATATTGGAGAGGTTCAATATATGAAATATTGAATTTAAAATAGTTATTATTTACAAAATGAATTACTTCAGTTAGCTTATTGTATACTTCTTCGTTTGTCCTAGTATCAATCCAAGCTATGTTTGTTATTCTATGTCGGTCGTTTTGTGGTTGGTCTTCCCCTAATGTTACTTTACCTTGCTGAAGCATTTCGTGGTTTTCTACAAAATCATCTAGTTGTTTAATTAAATCATCTGTTAAGGCATTTTTCACACAATAAAAGAATTGTTGATTATTTGATGTTGAGTCTATCCAAAACCCTGCTCCTGTGTTGCTCATTTTTGCATATGGCCTATTTCTTGGAAATAGCTTCTAGTTATTACATCACTAAATAATGTACATTGTTCACCTAGTTGTATTTCTATATCTATTTGTGTTGAATGATCAGTATTAGAATTATTTTTTAAACTTTGTTTCCGGAATGGATTTAAAAAATATATTGCGCCTTCTTGTAGATATAATGCGTCAAATCCTTCAACTTCTGCTACACATTTTTCTGTATTTGGCATTATTAGTGTCATCAGAACATTTAATTTATCTGTATCAAGATTATCAAATTTTAAATCTTTACTAGGCTCGTATAATACCGTAGTCGTGTTTGGTGGAATACGTGTATATCGTAGACAATTAATAGTATCAGCTGGAAATTCTTCCTTTATATAAGCTGACATCTCCGGTACTGGAAAGTTTTCCCAAGGAAGCCATTGCTTCTTGTTTTTAGCAATATATTCTAAAATTCCTTGATTATCTTTAAAGAGGTGTGGATATTGCATCCACAGTCTTTCAGTTTCAATTCGACCTTGATGATGCCAAGGCAATGGAATAAAATCTTGTGGCTTAACAGAACTTAAATTAAATTTCAACCAGCCAATAGTACCTGACTTCATTTCGTTTAATACCCAATTAAAAACTGCTTGTCCATCAGTCTCGTCTATGGAGCCATCACGTGGCATTTCAGGTAATTTTTGTTTTATTTCCATACTAATTTTTTACACTTTCGTTTTTCAAAATCATACGATTCACAATACCAGTATTCTAATATCCATTCAAACATAACTTCTCCTTATTTTGGAGCCCCCGGACAGGATCGAACTGCCGTCTAGGACTTACAAAGACCTTGCTAAACCACTCAGCTACAGGGGCATTAAAAATCTGCTGGTCCACATTCACCTTTTAAATGATTTACTCTTTCTTGTAGGAATCTAATACTAGTATGAATATGACCGGTGTCATGATCACGTATCAATGTTTTATAATATGCTATTTCACGTTCTAAAACACTAATCGTAATTAGTTCCCCTGGAAAATCATTATGTTTCTTCGTTATTGTCTTCGTCATCGTTAATACTTATTTCTGTCTCTGGTCCTTGAGACATTTTTCTGAACAATTCGTCCAGATCGAAATTTGGATCTTCTAGCATTGTTAATGCATGATTTGGACCGGTGGCTAGTTTGTTTCTAAGCATATATGTTAAAACAAAAACTAAGTCGTACTTATCAATAGGATGGTTCTTAAGTACAACATCAACCTCTGCTCTAAGCAATGATTTCAATCCGATGAACGTTTAATTTACACTTTTCCAAAAAATCAACTCCTTCTTTACTTCTGTATTCGTGTTTGTAGTATATTGTAGTAATCCCGCTTTGGTAGATTAATTTAGCACATTCTAAGCAGGGACTATGTGTTACAAATAATGTGGAATCTAATCCACTCTCATTTGATTGTGCTAATTTGGCGATGGAATTTGTTTCAGCATGAAGTACTTCAGGTTTAGATTTTAATTTGCCTTCAGTTAATTCGTTTTCGCAGTTATTATCCCAACCAGTAGGCATACCATTGTATCCAATAGAAATAATTCGATTATCCTTAACAATAATAGCACCAACATTTAATCGTCTTGCAGATGATAGTTTCCCAAATCTTTCTGCAACATCCATGTATGCATCAATAAATTTAGGCTTCATTAATTTCTACTTTCTGTACTCTATCATACTTAAATGATCTCCAACCTTTGGCGTTTAGATCCCAAACATTAACATTACCTTCTTTAACTTTTTTATCTGTCTTAGGATGGCTTTCTTCCGGAATAATTTTGAGACTCTTAGTACAAGTCATTATTCGTTCATCGCCATCTAACTTTAAAAAAGTAACTACTGCTGTTTTTTCTTTTAATGCATCGATAAGGTCATCTTGTGTCGGAATGCCTTTCATGTCTGCTATTGTTTCTTTAATATCCATTATTCACCTTCAAGTTTAAAGTTTAATGATGTACGCATAGGACAATCTTGATGTGAAAATGCGTATGCCTTATGTAATATATTAGCTGGAAAATGTACTGCTCTATACAAAACAGGCGCAACAATTTTATGACAGCCTGAGTCAGGATCTAGAAATTCTGTAAAACCGCCCCAGCCCCATGTATAAATTTGATTAGTGTATATTACGACAGTATGCTTTTTAGGATTATCATCATCTATATGAACATTACCATCACGTCCAGACCATTGGCCGTTAAAATATACTCTATCTAATTTGTAATTTGTGTTTAGTTTTGAATTGATGTGATTTAAAATATCATTATAATAATATGGATCACTACTAACATCCATAGATAGAAATGGTTGATTTGCGTCCGGGTGACTGTTCCAGGAACCGGTAATAATTGTTTCACGAATATGTGTTAGTTGTTCGAGTGTTATAAAGTCGTCTAGTACTTTAATTTTATCGTCTAGATCCATTATTATCTACTCCTAACATGAGCTATATGTTCTACAGGACCGTTTGAAACAAAATCCATTCCTCCCTTACTTCCATAATAAACTTTAGAGCGAGGATTATACGTTAATTTAATTTCAACAGCTTGATTTAGTACTATACTTAAAAATTTTTTGTCTTTAAAGTTATGTACTTCTCCTGTAACTGTTTGGCCAGTTTCTTCATTTGTAACTTCACAATGTGTATCGAAACTTGACTCACCAATTTGGTTCATATTAAATATTCCTTTTTAGGTTATAATTCATATTCAAAGTTTTGTGTTGTTGTATTAATATCTTTTAACTTCGCACCGTTGCGTATATGAAAGTGCGTTGCTATTGGGGTAAGGGGTGAAAGGGTTACTAGTGTTTTAATTTGATTATTAGTTTTAACAAACTCTCTAAGCTTCTCGATTATTTCTTTGCCGGCACCTCTTTTACGTGACCATACTGTGTAGGCAACAACGGTATTAACATTATCTTGAAGATTAGCATTTTGGCTCATTAAGTCTAACTCTTTAACACTATGTGGAATATCATTTGTATATGCTATACAAATAATACCTTCAATTTTATCTTCGTATTTTAAACCATATATCTTACGTCCGTAACTTGTACGCCATTCAACATCTAGTTCGGGGCGAACAGGATCTTCACTAGCATCAATATGGTCTAATTCAACTAGTTCTGTACCTTTAACCCACTTAAAGAACTTGTTAACATTATCTTTAAATGTTTGCATAAAATTTACGACATTGCATCACGTTTAGCTTGTTCTTTCGCGACACGTTTAATGCCACGTTTTTTTGCAAGCCTTCGTTTCTCGCTTGGTTTTACGTAATGTTGGCGTTCACGTAGTTCTGTCATAAGACCATCTTTCTTTAGCTTATTCTTTAGAACACGTAATGCTTTTTCAACATTACCATTTCTTACGATTACTTCCATATTCCTCCTAGTTTAATGTATTGTTTGAAATTTATCATTGTCTTCCCAATCGACTCCAAAAAACGCTTCGCATATATCTTGTATCGCAATTGGGACTTCCTCTTCTTCTTTGCCTTTTGGAATATATAATCCTTTAAGGTCTCCACTTGCAGTAATAATAAGGCCCCAGTCGTCATCTTCAAGGGCAGTATCCATTGTAATATAGTCGGGTTCTTTCCACTTTGCATTTTCAGACATTTTTCAGCTCCTGTGCCAGTAGTCATTTTTCTTTGTATATCGTCGAACTTCATGTTATTACTTTTATTTATTATCAACTTTAAATCTTACATAATTTAATTGTGTTTCTGGTAATTTTGTAATAAAGTTATTACCGCATCTTTTAACTTTGCCTTGAATTTTAAATGTTGTTCCTTCTTTTGGTACTACTTGCGTTTGATCAATATTTTTAAAAAAACTTACAAGGTTACTTTCTATATATCCGTTGAAAACATTACAACTGTATTTTTCGATAAATCTTGTTTCGTTAAGAGTAAACATACCTTGTATAGTTTCGCCTACTGTTCCAATATGTTTGCTTTCACCGAAACTAGTTTTTAATTCTTTTTTAAGAGTTTTCTTTTTAGAGCCTTCAAAATATACTTTAGGAACTACAGCGACAACCCCGTAAGTATTAATGCCTACTTTCTCACTTGAAATATAATGCATTACTGATTGCATAAAATCTGATAATGTATCTGCAATAACATTTAAAGCATTATCTTTTTGTAACCAGTCTATTGCCTCTTTTGCTGTTTCTCTATCTGCCTTTGTAACTTTAAACAGTTTAAAGTCTTCTGGTAAAAATTGATCTGGATGTAATCTGTAATTCATTAATTCTTTATTAGCAAACTTAGTCAAGTTATCACTAAAACGTCTAGTTTCCCTGCAATAACTATCATTAATTCGATGTGCGGCAAATGATACCGCTAAAACATCAAGTATTGGTAGTTCTGTTGTAGTTGTTTTCATGTTTGCCTCACTATTGCCTAATTGTTATTATAATAATAACATCGTTAATTCTAAATGTCAACCGAAAACTTAAATAATTTGGTCAGCTATCTTAAGATCTATTAAGTTTTTGGCTGTAAAGTATTGATCACTTGGTGTATTCAATTTTTTACGTACTTCAGTTAATGGCATTCCTGTTGCTTCACGTAACATATTTAAACACCTTAATTCACAGTTATTATTCTCTTTCATTTGAGCTTTCATATCATGCATTTTGGCATCAAGGGCATCTGAATGTTGATGGTTCATAATACCAGTATTCTTACCAATATATCTTTCTCCATGTTCGCCCATAGCAAATATTAAAAAGCCTGCACTCATTATAGCACCAATTCCAACAGTACCAATTGGATGATAACTGTTACGCATAGTATCAATAAGAGCAAACGCTTCATACAAATCTCCACCAGTTGAGTTTATGTAAAGTTTTAATTTACGTTTTGGCTTCTTCTGTAAATTTGATGACAAAATCCATTTAATAGCTGGTGCCACAGTTTCTTCGTTAATTTCACCACATAAGTAATGAATATCATTATCGTATAGATTTGCGTCTATTCTATCCTGTACTGTATATTGTTCGTATTTTTTTGTAGCCATGTTACGTGTATTTAGTGGTTTTATTGATCCCATGTCCAGCGACGCTTTCCTAGTTTATTTTCCTCGGCCCAGCGTATAAAAAGTCCTAATTCTCGACCATGAGCTTCAATTTCCCACGGTTGATCATAGTAATCCATGCTATTTCGGTGATAATCAGCACCTAACCAAGAAACTTTCTCAGCTATCATTAGATCCCGCATTTCACCTCTAGCAAATTGCTTGACATGTACCATTTCATGGGCTACACTTTCTAAAATTCTACGTAATCTTACACTAGTATCAATTTCTATAGTAAAATCACGAGGCTTGTAACTATCATCTTCCCATATAACAGTACCTAAATTATTTTGTTCTGTATGTAAGGTATTTCGAAGAATAATCTTTACACTAATGTTGTCTGCTAGATTTTTGTGCATTAATTTTCCAGCACAAAAATAAGCCAGTGATTTACTGTATTTTTTTTGGTTTTTGGTGCCGCCGCTAACAGTAACTTTCATAATTAGACCTCGTATATGTTATTGTATTATTATAACATCTTTAAGTCACATGTCAATGGCTTTTAGTTTCAAATAAATCTAATAAAATCAACAGTTTAATAGTGCGGTTTACCAAAAACAGATAAGTACAGTATGAGGGACGTTTACCAAGCGGCATTTTACCGTGTAATAAAAGAAACTCAGGAGTATAATGGTGTATGCTTACCAGAAGAAATTGAAGCATATATTGTTATGCTTTTGGCACATCATGTTGACCATGTCGATTTTTTACCTAAAAAATCCTTTGCCGAATCTTACCTCACAATAAAATCTAGTCGCACCGCTAAAGAACTAGGTGATACGTGCCTTTTTGTTACAGGGGTATTTCCCGAATTTGGTAATACTGAATATTATATAGAAATTGGTAGATCTAGTTATAGTCAAATGACAACGGGCTTGAATAATGAATTGTTTGGTTCGTTAAGCACTCATTTTGTATTTTTAAAAGACTTTATTGGATTATCAACAACAAAGCCTGAACTTCCTAAAAGTCATCTTTTTTCGTAGGGTTGTTTATCCTCAGCAACTTGTCTACACATTGACTGAATGTCTGCAATTAAAATATCAATTTCCTGATCCCTTTCAGGCGTCTTTGGGTTATCATATTTTAACTTGCGGCATTGCTCACTTTTCTTATGTATTACGTTGATTAGATCACATACTTCACTAATTTTATGTAACATACTTACTCCTAGATAAATTTATCTATTTTTTAACAATAGTTTACTATCATACTTAGTATATGTCAAGAACTTTATTCGGTTAAATAGAGTGACGGAGAACATAAGTTGGAAATATTTCTTTTATTAATGATTAAACATGCCATAGTTGATTTGGGTATGCAACCTTTTGGTATAGGAAATATCAAACTTCGTTATTTTGGATGGAAAGCACACCAACAACATTATATACCGCATGGTGTTTTAACTATGCTTATACTTGCGTTATATGGGCCCTTAGAGCTCGCTGTAGCACTTGGCTTTCTTGATTACATACTACATTGGCATACAGATTATTCTAAGAGCCATATACGAGAATATTTTGGTTGGGTAGCTAGTGACCGTAAGTATTGGTTATTAAATATGGTTGACCAAATGTTTCATTATTTAGGATATTATATTATTGTTATTCTTGCAGGTATTTAATGATTGATTATAAATTTTTTGAAATTAATAAATCTGGATTTGAAAATGTATTTGGATATGTAAATTGCAACCTTCTCTCAGGAATACTCCCACAAGAAAAATTTCTTAAGACTACTAAAGAAGCAAAGAAATATAACGGCACCCTTTTTATAATAGATTGTAATATAGAAAATTCTATTTTACCAGAAAGAGTTATAAATTATAGAAAAAATAAAAAACTTGCAACAAAGGTTATTGTAGACATATCATATGAAAATGGTATAGAAGAAAAGAAATATTTTAAAAAAGTAGCTGACATAAAACAACATGGTATAAAGTCTGAAGATATTTTAACTGTGATGAATAAAAGCGGAATGCGAGATTTTGAAAGTATAATTTTTATTGATTTCTTTGCAATTTCGGCAGTAATAAGACATCTTACATTCCTTACCCCTGTAAGTAACAAACTATTATCAGAAAGAACTAATAGATGCAATCTTCTTTTAGGAAAAGTTAATAAGCCTTCAAGACGTAAAATAGTAGAAGCGTTCTTTAAGAGTAAGTTAAAAGATACGACATTGTATAGTTTTCTTGGAACATTTGAAACTGATAATCCGCAGTTAAGAAAGTTTGTTAAAAAGAATCAAGGTCCTATAGACAATGTAAAAACATTTGATTTAAAATCAGGAATATCAAGTCAAGGTTGGAGTAACTCTACTAAGGCATATGACGAGTCGACTGTAAGTTTTATTTGTGAAACACACGAAACTGATAACTCTGTATTCTTTACAGAAAAAATATACAGACCAATTCTAAATAAATCACCATTTGTTATAAGAGCATCTTTTCCTGCATTAGCACATCTTCGTGCAAACGGCTTTAAAACGTTTGATGACTTTATAGATGAAGGGTACGATTCAAATTGGGATATTACAGATGAATATTCAAATATGCTTGTATCAACAGCAGAAAAGTTATTAAGTAAAGTGCCAAAGCATTATAATAAAATGCAAGAGATAGTTGATTATAATTATGAAGTACTTGTTAAGTTTGCTTTTAGTGAATTAAAACGATTAGAGAAACGTTTAGAAAAGTTAGTTTAAATATTTGCTAGGCAACGCCAATTTGTGGAGATTTAGTTGATTGTTTATCTTTAAAGTCAATACCGCCTGATATAACTAATCCGTTTTTTTGAGCTGTTTTTATATCTTCGGGATTGTTCATTACAAGGAATGTGCCAGTTAGTGGATTAATAACTAAGATACAATCTAACATCTCTGCTTTGTAAAGTAAAAATAATAGTTTAGTATATGCATGTTGAAATGCTTCGAATAAGAAATGCCCTTTTTTACTAACAGCACTTGCCATACCTACTTTAATTTCTTTTACGTATTCTTTATTGCTCATATAGTTTTCCATCGGAAGATTAACAGCATCAATTAGAAACTGAATAGCTTTTGTTCTATTCCATTTTGATGTTTCTTTTTTGCCTTTGGCTTCTACCTTTGGCTCTATTAACTGATCGACAAAACTATTAAGAATACCAAACCCTTTAGTAGTAAAATTAATCTGACCTTCCGGCATTTGGTGTTGTACCTTTGGCCCGAAGTACTTTCTCAACACTTCTGTATAAGCGTTAGTCATATCGCCTTTTTTTGCCAGTTCAATATTTAATCTTGCACCACTGTTTGCTTTTTTACTAGCTTTAACTTCTACCTGTTTTTTTGCTCCTGTTTCAATGTCGCCTTTTTTACCTTTTTTAACAGGATCGGCTAACATAAGTAATCCTAATTCTCCAGGACCCCATGCACCAGCGCCTGACTTATCAATTGTTTTAACTAGCAGGTTATCAAATTTTTCATAAATGTCTATGTATTGTTTTCCCTTTTCTGATGAAGTAAACTCTGCCGTAACAGTACCTTTTGGTTTGCTAATCATATTATCAAAGTTAATAAATGGATCTGTTATACATAGACTTAAGAATTCATCAATACGCTTTAATTCTTTTTCTGCGTCTTTAACCTGTATTTCACGTCCTGCTTTTTCCATAAGTCCATTAACCATATCAGCTATAGAGTCTCTAACTAACACACCTGTCTTAGATAATATAGCTCGTTTTTTTGCCATTTCATTATAATAATCCATTGCTTCTGTATCGTCGTTGTCAGGTTTAGGAACTATAGGAGCAAATCCAGGTCCGCCTTTGGTAATCTTATTTGCTAAAGCCGTATATTTTCCTTCGATTCCTAATTTAATTTTATTAAGTTCTTCATGTGTTATTTGTCCACCATCCCCCATATAAAGGCCACCATTTTACTGAATGCCTTCAATACTTTTGGGTCTTTTGAAAGATCAAAACCGGCTTCTTTTGCTGTGGCTAATAGGTACTCAACATTCTGTGCTTTTTCATTAATAGCACTTTCTATCCCTTCCTGTGTCGCTAGATCTACAGGGCGGTCAGTTATTTTTTCTATTTTTCGTTTAAGCCATTCTGCAACTGTATCAAGTCCGTTTGCAATGGCTTGTTGAGTTTTAAGCGGAGCCTTGCTGGCTTTGTCTTGAATAATATCTATGTATTCTTCAGCATTTTGAGGTGCTGGCGTTGGAGACGTTGGCTCCGATATTTCAGTAGTTAAAGTCTGTTTAAATTCATAAAATCGCATAGTACTATTATTTATACTATTTTAGGGAACAGCATATCTGTACAAAACTTTTGTACGTCAGCTTCGTTAAGTCCTAAACTAGTCATTACCCGTGGTGTATGTGGATTTTGTTGCTGATTATGACAATAATAATTTTGTGATGCTATTGTAAGCTCACGATCGCCTTGACCTGTATATTCACCTATACTTTCAAAGTAAACTTTTAGGTTATTTACTGCTAGATCTATTATAGCTGTAGCTTCTTCATCTGTTTTAACATTACCGGCGGCAATAAAACTATCTGTAAAAATGTTTGTTGCCCATTCAGGTAATTCACGTTTTTTGCTTGGAATAAAGTCTTTAACTTCGTGTCCGAACCATTCAACTAGCGGATGAGTTTCTCCACCAGATGAAGCTGAAAAATCATGAAAAGCACCAGTCATTTTGTTCTGACCTGATATAACATCAAATCCGTATATAGGACCATCGTTTTGTAACATAGGAAAACAACATACATGCATCATCCAAAGACCTTTTGACTCACGTGCATCTACTACATCAATATGGGCTCTACGTACATTATCATTAGCCCAGACTCTATTAATCCAACCTCCATCAGGTTGATTAAAATGATCCATGCCTGGCTCATATACTTCTTTGCACTCGCTGTCAAAAATATTAATAATATCTTCTTGGCTTTGTATTAACTTTTCCCACAATACACTCATGTTATAAAATATCCTCTTATTACTTCATCCATATAAAAATATAGATGTGTTGTTATACTAACCATTATTAGTAAAATTACTATTGTTAAAACGTGCCACTTCTTCATATCTGCTCCTTATCTATTACTCCATTCACGATTAGTTAGTCCAGGCGACGATGCTTTGAACTCATCGTTTTTTATGTCACGGATACATTCTTTAGCTTTAGCCGAGTCTAATGTTACCGTTGCCGGCATTATTCCACTACCATAAGTCCATAACTTCCAATTGTATTCATGATACATACCACCATCTCTAGGATAGTATTGTTCAAAGTGTGTATGGGTAGGCATATTTTTAAATCCAGAAACTGCTTGAAATAACGTGTCTGTACAATCAAATTCGTTTTTAACCTTATCCCAGAATGGACCAGACCGTTGGTTATTAAAATAATGTAAGCCTATAAAATCAAAAGTATTCTCATATAAGAAACTAAGACGTTTATTAAATGAATCTCTGTCTTCTTTAGTATAAAAGCCTTGAGATATCTGATCAATACATTCTATACTTGCAGTCATTAAAGCTAATCCAGATGACTCTAACGGTTCAACAAACCCACTTGATAGTCCAACACTAACACAATTACCTCTCCAGTTGTTAGCATTGTACTCAGGGTCGTAATTTATATGATTAAATTCACCTGTTCTTAATCTATCTTCTCCCCAATAGTCTATAAAGAATTTTTCTGCTTCTTCTTTTGTTGTAACATTCCTATTATAACACAATCCACTGCCTATTCTTTCTTTAATAGGAGTTTTCCATATCCAGCCTAAGTCACAAGCTTCAGCATCTACGTATGGATGTTGTGGTTCGTCGTCTGACTTATAATTAATTTGACTTGCAACCGCGGCATTTGTAAATACTTGCGTATCGTAATTTTTCCAATCACTTCCTTCTAATGTATTTGATAGTACTTTTCTAAATCCAGTACAATCAATAAAAAAATCAGCTTTAATAAGACTGCCATCATCTAATACTAAATGATTAATATTTCCGTCTTTAGTTTCAACATCAGTAATGTTTTGTTTAATATGCTTTAATTTAGGGTATGTTTTATTACAATATTTACTTAGGAAGTTTGCTAATTTTACTGCATCTAAGTTATAACCTACACCAAGGTCTTTACCAGATGCTGTAGTTGTACTAGGTATTTTTTGTTGATCAATACACATTTCGTACCAAGTAGAACATTCACGATAAAACTCTGTGACAGGAACTCCACCTTCAATAGCAAGATCAATTAAATCATAATGATGTTCGTTGGGTTTTGTCAGAGGGACTAAAAAAGGTGACCAAATATCAAGACTGTTTCCGTACCAGTTAGTAAATTTTGTACCTAATTTAACTGTAGCATCACATTCTTTAGACCATGTGTCTACAGGTATATTACATGCATTGTTTAAGAAGAGATCAAATCCTAATAGTGTTGCTTCGCCTACACCAATAATTGGAACATTAGGACTTTCAACTACTGTAATATCGAAGTCTGGACATGCGAATAGAGTTCTTGCGGCAGTTAACCATCCTGATGATCCTCCACCTGCAATACATATTGATTTAACTTTTTGTTCTAACATATGAGAGCATTTCTTTAAAAGTTTGAGCGGCAAATCCAAAACAAATTTTCGATTCTTCGGCCATATCATCTGTTAGCCGTTCACGTATTTTTGCTTTTAATGTATCAGGATCTTTAAATTTATATAATCTACCTTCTCCAGGTATAAATCCTGATATCATCCGCCCTCCACTTAAATCACCCATATGACGTGTATAGATATGTGCAAACAATTTTGTTTCATCGTCGGCAATGTTTGTAATATGATCTGTATACCGTTTAGTGACATCTAATAATGGTGCCGCTTCTTGATGTGTCCAAAGCTCTTTAAAATCTTCGTGGATTGCATGAGCTCTTCGAATGTCTGGTAAATCGTTTAATAAGCCCTTGGCCATTGCAAATGATTCAAGAACATTATACATAGGATGTTGATTAGCTAAAAATATCGCATACGTATCATCATGAATTTTACCCGACATTAAAACTTCTACAAATTCTTGCCGTTCTGCATTTTGGTGTACTTCTTTCGTTAAATCACGTAAACTCATTCCTTCTCCACTTTAATTTGTAAGGGGAAGCCGTGCGAGCGACTCAAATTAGTTGCTTCAACACCTTTTTGTTCTGCAATCTCGAATGTGTATAATCCAACTACTGCCGAACCTTCCTCATGTATTTTTACAGTTATATCTCTGGCCGTAGTATCTGAATGTTTAAAAATTGTTACGAGTACATCTATAACAAATTCCATAGGTGTGGCATTATCGTTAAGGAAAATTACTTTATAGAGTGTAGGCTCATCAATTTTCTGTGTAATTTTTTCATCAATTGCTACGTCGTCCATAACATTACTTATCATCGGTAATCTCCTTAAGGTGTTTTAGTGACGGTCTTATGGTTTATCTACTTCTTCAAATTCTGCATCAACGATATCTTCTTTTTTATCTTCTGATTTAGAATCTTCAGATTTAGTTTCTTCCTGTTGACTCTTATATATAGCTTCTCCAAGTTTCATAGATGCTTCACTTAGACTTTGGGTTTTTGCTTTAATCACTTCAGCATCAGTACCTTTAAGTGCTTCTTTTAAATCATTAATTGCTGTTCCGATAGCAGTTTTATCTTCATCTGATATCTTATCGCTATGTTCTTCTAATGATTTTTCGGTAGCAAAAACAAGTCCGTCAGCACTATTTCTAGCATCAACTTCTTCACGTTTCTTTGTATCTGCTTCTTTATTGGCTTCTGCATCTTTTACCATGCTTTCAATTTCGGAATCGCTTAGTCCGCCTGATGCTTGGATTTGGATTGATTGTTCCTTACCTGTTCCTTTGTCTTTTGCAGAAACATTTACTATTCCATTTGCATCAATATCAAATGTTACTTCGATTTGAGGTACACCTCTTGGTGCTGGTGGAATATCGTTCAAGTCAAAATTTCCTAATAGCTTATTATCTGCGGCCATTTGTCGTTCACCTTGTGTAACTTTAATAGTAACAGATGGTTGATTATTTTCAGCAGTTGAAAACGTTTGACTTTTCTTTGTAGGAATTGTTGTATTCTTTTCTATAAGTGGTGTAGTTACACCGCCTAGTGTTTCAATACCTAGTGATAACGGTGTTACATCTAATAGTAGAACATCTGTTACATCGCCTTGAAGTACTCCGCCTTGAATAGCGGCTCCTATAGCAACTACTTCGTCTGGATTAACACTTTTATTTGGTGCTTTGCCAAAAAACTTTTCAACAACTTCAAGTACTTTAGGCATTCTTGTCATTCCACCAACCATAACTACTTCATTAATTTGATTAGCTTTGTATCCAGAATCTTTAAGAGCTGTTCTACATGGTTCAAGTGTACGTTGAATTAGTTTTTCAACCATTGCTTCGTAATTAGCTCGTGTAATTTTTACGTTTAAGTGCTTAGGCCCACTAGCATCAGCAGTAATAAACGGTAAATTAACTTCTGTAGCTACAGTTGACGAAAGTTCAATTTTAGCTTTCTCTGCCGCTTCTTTTAGGCGTTGCATTACTAGTTTATCTTGTAGTAGTTCAATACCTGATTCTTTTTTAAATTCACTCGCAATATAATCAATTAATGCTTTATCAAAGTCTTCACCACCTAAGGCAGTATCGCCATTAGTTGCTTTAACTTCAAATACTCCATCTCCAATTTCTAGGATTGATACATCAAATGTACCGCCACCTAAATCATATACTGCAATTACGCCTGATTCTTTTTTATCTAATCCATAAGCAAGTGCGGCCGCTGTTGGCTCGTTAACAATACGTTCAACTTCAAGCCCTGCAATTTTACCTGCATCTTTAGTTGCTTGTCTTTGTGAATCATTAAAATATGCTGGAACTGTAATTACTGCTTTTGTAACTGGTGATCCTGTATATTTTTCTGCTGTTTCTTTCATTTTTTGCAATGTAAAAGCAGAAATCTGTGATGGTGAATATTCTTTATCTTTTAACTTAACCCATGCATCGCCATTCTTAGCTTTAACAATTTTATATGGTGAATTTTTAATATCTTCTTTAAGACTTGGATCATTAAATTTTCTACCCATTAAACGTTTAATTGCAAAAACAGTATTTTCTGGATTTGATACTGCTTGTCTTTTTGCGGCTGAACCAACAAGTTGTCCTTCGTCAGTTACTCCTACAATTGAAGGTGTTGTTCTTGTACCTTCTTCGTTCTCTACGACTTTACCTTCACTACCTTGCATAAGTGCTATACATGAATTGGTCGTGCCTAAGTCGATTCCAATAATTTTACTCATAGTTCTTTTCTCCCGTTATTAAAACTGGGTGCGAACTAAATTCTAATCCGCACCCAATATTTTATTTTATTGTAATTGTTCTTGGTTTTTTGTTTTCTGGAATTATACGTTCTAATGTTACACGTAAAAGTCCATCCTTTAATTCAGCGCCTTTAATTTCTACATCATCAGCAATCGTAAAGGACTTTGAAAAGAACCTTTTAGAAATACCTTTGTGTAGAACACCGCCATTAATATCTTCTTGATCAGTCTTAGCTTGAGCATTAGTATTAGATTTAACTGTTAGCATACCATCTTCGTATGCAACATCAATATCCTTTTTACTAAAGCCAGCCAAAGCTAATTCAAGATCGTAGGTGTAATCACCTGTCTTTACAATATTGTATGGTGGATAGTTGGCGTTACCATTAAAGAAATGATCGTCTCCCATCATTTTTTCAAAATGATCGAATACGTTATCAAAACCAATTGTAACGGGTCTTAGTTGATTAAAGAGTGATAGGGGTGTTAATTGTCTAGTCATAGCTTTTTCTCCTTTTATTAAGCAAGTTAAATGTAAAAGTCCCTCTATCGGCAACTCTTACAACGTATGTATTTATCATCTTAGTATATAATATAAGCACTTTTAGGCTAAAATGCAAGTATAAATCTAACCATTATACATTAAATGGCGTAAAAACATTGTTTACTTGTTGATTTACTCTTACAAACGTAGTACATTTACACATATCTTTAATACGTCTTGCTCCAATATATGTACAAGTACTACGAACTCCGCCTAGTATTTCTATTAGGGTATCGTTAACAGGACCTTTATGGGGAATACTTACAACTTTGCCTTCAGCACCACGATATCCATCTTTTCTTGATCCATGAATTCGCATAGCCGCATCTGAACTCATTCCGTAAAATTCTACTTTGCCGTCTACAATTTCACCTTCTGATTCATCATGACCTGCTAACATTCCACCTAACATTACAAAGTGTGCTCCAGCACCAAATGCCTTAGATACGTCACCTGGGTGTACGCATCCACCATCAGCAATTACGTGTCCACCAATACCATTGGCCGCATCAGCACATTCAATAATTCCAGATAACTGTGGAACACCAACACCTGTTTGTAATCGTGTAGTGCATACTGATCCTGGACCAATTCCACACTTAATAACATCTGCACCACGTAATAGTAATTCTTCTGTCATTTCACCAGTAATAACATTACCAGCAATTATAGTTTTGTCAGGATATTCGTCACGTAGTCTTGCAACAAAGTCTCCGTAATTTTCATGATATCCATTTGCAACATCTACACAAATAAAAGGTATATCAGGATACTTAGATAATACTGTTTTCATTGTTAGATAGTCAGGTGCTTCTGGATCCCATATAACACCTGTACCGGTACAAACACTTAGGTATTTCATTTTTACACCGTTACCGATTGCTTTTTCCCAGTCATCAATATTATAATGTTTACGAAGTACTGTAATCATTTGGTGCTCTTGTAGTACTTTTGCCATTTCAAATGTACCTACACCATCCATGTTTGACGACATAATAGGAATACCAGACCATTCTTTACCGCTGTTTAAAAATTTAAACGATCTTTGTAACTCCACGTCTCTTCGACTTGTTAGTGTACTTCTTTTTGGTTTAAATAAAACATCACTATAGTCTAGTTTAATGTCCTGATCAATTCTCATTGTTTAACTCCGTAATTAAATGATACTACAAGACGATTTTTATCGCTATTGTTCATTGTTGTTGCATGTTTAATCCAGCTTGGAAAGATTAGCATTAATCCTGCTTGAGGTTTATATGTTGCTAATTTTGTTGTAATATTATTGTATAGATCTAATGTAGGCAAGTAGTAACTTGATTCATCATCTCTAAAAAACTGTACGTCACCCATATTATCTTCTGGTATATTAACAAAAAATAGTCCACTTAATAGTGAGCCAGGATTATTATGTTGCGTATTATATGTTCCTGGTCCGCCATCATGAAGACGAAATTCTTTTAACGCAACTGCTGGGAATCCTATACTTTTGCATACATGATCTACAGCTTTATCAAGTTCTGATTGGAAAGCTCCCATCATTAGTTTTTTGTCAAGCTCTAAGTCGTCAAAATTAGACATAGCTTCACTGCACCATTCATTAGAGTTATCATCTCCTTTTAAATTAGACGCAGTTACTTTTAAGAAGTCTAAATTTATATCTTCATTTATTCCTGCAAAGATTATACTAGGAAACCATAGATCAGCTTTTAGTTCCATTTACCAGCCTACCTTTTCTTGACGAGCTTTTATCATTTTTTCATATCTTGCTTTGCCGACCGCTTTAGCTTTTGCACGTTTTTCACTAGGCTTAGTATAAAATTGTCTTTCTTTTAATTCATTCATTAAGCCATCTTCTATAATTTTCTTTTTGAGTTTCCTAAGAGCACCTTCTACGTTTCCGTTTTTAACAAAGACTTCTAAACCTTTGCCTTGTGGATAGCTATTGTTGTTCTTTCGCAAAATAATTTACTCCTTCAGCAATTTGCTTAATGTCAAACACTCTATTACTGTTTAATATATTATAAGCTCTAAGTGGGTGTGATGTCAAGTAGTATGTTTTATCAAAAGATAAAATATGTCCTACTAACCATTCTAGATTTTTAATATTATCAATATCGAGAATAACATAATCTACTATGTGTACAATGTCGAGCAACCAATCTACATCTGTATCGCCATATCCTGATTCAGGATATTCTTCGTAAAGGTATAAGTTTACTGGCCGCTTAACTTTCTTTATTACTTCATTAAATTGTTCTTTAGTAATAACGCTAGGGTTAATTAAAAGAAAACTTAATTCGGATGAATGTACTTTATCTGGTGATGTAATTAGCTTAATAGTTGGGTTTGCCATATCGTAATTACTTATTAGAATTTATTTTGTTCCAAACAGAATCTTGGTTCTGTTCAGAATTTTGAATGTATTGTTGATTTGGTTCAATTACTTCTGTGTATCTTCCGGTAATTCCCGTGTCGTCTGCTTTGTTTGTTTGTTGCTCACCTTTGTGTAGTAGTTTGTGCTTTCGAACTTTTTTTTTTGATCTTCTTCTTCCGCCGCCTTGTTTGCATTGTCAATAAAGTCGTTCCATTTATCTACACTATCAACTTCTTCCATTGCTTCGTCTAATTCAGTAGTAATTGGTTCTAACTCGTCTTGCATTGTTTCTGATTCTGTTTTTACTTGCTTCATACTTTGGTAATCTCCTTCCCAAGGAAAGTCTTCAATCTTACCATTAAGATATGCAATCTTTTGTGTTTTAATTGTATCTTTGGGATGGTCTTCTTTCCATCGTGCTTTAGCTTTCTTCCAATCTTCATCATTAGCATCTAGTTTTCTGATCTCTGATTTTGATAGCTTAGGTTGAAATACTGGCTCAGGTTCAGTTAATGGTAATTCTAGTTGTGTTTCTTCTTCATTAATTTTTTCTAGTGCTTCTTCGACTTCTTCTTTAGAAATGTTATGCTCATCAGTTTCTTCAGTTGTTGGTTCCATATCATATGCTACTTCATCTTCGTCAAATGAGTCTTGTTTTTCAGAAAAATCAAATTCCATTTGTCTAGGATCTACATAATTTTCTTCTTCTGGTTCGTCCAATGGTAATTCTAGTTGTTCAGGTTCATGACTTAAATTTTTAGGAAGCTCAAGGTATTCTTTCTCTTCTTTATCATCAGTTATTGGTGTATCGTACATCCAATCCTGGTCTGAGATCTGTGGAAAGGAATTAGAATCGTCCTTTGGGTCGTCATCTGGATCTGGACCTTCATCATCGGGTCCTTCGTCATTAGGATCGTCATCCTTAGGATCTGGACTTAGAAGAAGTTTTTCTTTTCTAAATTGGAATGTATATTGACTTGCTATTAGTAATAGTACTGCTAATGGATCGAATACAAATATTATAACAATAATAACCCAACGAACAGCTCTTTCTAATAAATCTGCATCAGATTCTTGTCCGTAAATAAATTCAGCAATATATTTAATAGGTCCTACGTCTGCTTCTAATTGTCTAAATTGTTTTTCAAAAACTGCTTTTTCTTCTCTAGCATTATCTACTTTAACTTGCTCTTTGTCTATAAATGCTTCTAAGTCTGTTATACGTCCGTCAATGTCTTCTGTTTTTGCGTTAGCTTGACTACGAAGTTTTTGGATACGATCATTAATAGATTTAATCTCTTCTGCATAACGAGAATCAATCGCTATTAATGTTTCATTTAATCTTTTATTAATATTTCGAATTTCACGTTGGGCTGAACTGGCAACAGATAATTCATTTGCTTTAGCTTCTTCTACTGCTTTATCATACTGATCGCCGCCACCAAATGTTGAATCTTCTAGTCTATCTTTTGCGGCCTTAATATCTTGGAATTTACGTAATTGAGCTTGTTTTAGTCTTTCATTTTGGAGTTCAATTTCTGTTGCTGTAACTTTTTTAGCTGAGTCCTTTTCTTCATTAATTCTTTTATATAGTTTATCTAATTCTGCTTGTTCTTTTTCAATTAACGTATCTACCCGAATATCTTCGCCTTTCATTAAGCGATCAATTTCGTCAGTCCAGCGAGTTACTTTTGCTTGTGAACGTATTAGTTTATCGTTGATTGTTTCAATTTGAGCTGTTTGCTCTATGCTCATGCTTGTTTGTTCAATATGGGCTTTGGATAGATAACCAAAGATACCCATTGAAGTAATGAACATTAAAATAACTACGGCAATAGCAAGATAAGTTTTTAACCACCAAACTGCTTGATCCCAATAACGATGAAGCCAAACAGCAGTAACTAGTTTACCAACTTCTAATGATACACCCATGATAATAATGGGTACGACAGCCGCCGCAAAAATTGCCGCCAATCCGGCGACACTATAGTAAATTGCTACTGCACTAATCGTTAATGCAGACAAGAATGTTAGAATTGCTAAAAACATTTGTTCTCCCTATACTACTAGGGAGACCACTCTCCCCAATACTATATTTATCTGTGGGATTAAACGTAATAATATGGTTAGATTACTGTTTAATAAACCGCCAGCCTCTATGTCCTGTTTCTTTACACGCTGTTTCCTTAAAATCACGCATTTTACCCTTGTATTGTAGTCTAGATAGTACAGTTCTACAATATCCACTCCCCATTGGAAATGTTGACATAACTGTTATTGTACCAGTTGTTCCTGTGTTGTTATTATACCAATTAGATGATTCACCGTTGTCAATATTATCTAAGGCAAAGTAGATAGCTTGTTCTTGTTGCTGTCTATCTTCATCAGGTAGTCTGTACCATTGCCATTTAGTAAAATTGGCTATAAGACCTACATAGCTATCAGCTGGTTGATATGTTGATTGTACACTAGAAACTGTACTTGTACTAGTATCGTACGTTCTTTTAGAACCACCGCTTGTACAAGCAGTCAAACTAGTTATGATAAGGAGACTGCACAATATACCATCGCGAAGTTTCATAGTCTTTTCCTTTCATTAAACAGGCGTATCCTATCCGATCAACACTTCGTCCACCCAATTGTGAAGTATATATAAACGATCGACATTGTTTTCCTACACCCATTTTAGGTGGTAGAAGTTTTTTAACTGCATTATCAGTACATTTAGTTACTTGCACTGAATCCAACTTGCCGTTCTTTTCAACTATAACTTTATCGTTTTCACAATATTGGTGACCAGCTTCTTCTAGTGTAAGTTTTTTAGTAGAGCTACACGCATTTACTAAAATACATACCGTACTGATGAGTAGTAATTTATAAAATGGGTTGTCCATTATAAACTCCAATTAAAGTTAGAATTATATTATGAAATAGATAAGAGTCTAACATTAGTCTATGCTTTTAGCTGACTTGTTAATACTATTAGTATCTATTTTGGTACTCTTAGCCTTAGCTTCAGTTACCAACGAATCAATAATACTCTTCTCAACTTTAACCATTACAAAATAATGATATACACCATTTCTTTTATATAAGTAGCCGTCGTTTTGAGAGTAGTGTCTTACTGCGGTATCGGTAATTTTGTTAACGATAAGCATCTGACTTTGAGTTGAACTTGTTAGTGATTCCTCACTACCAGCATCGTTATACTCAATAGTAGTTCGCTTGTTAACTTCACCGTTAATTCGATCAGCAATTTTGGTTTTTGCTATTTGTGTAGCTTTATCATAAGCCGCTTCTTTAAAGCCACTTACTGATCCACCACAAGCATAGTAGTAATCTTTACTCCACCAAAAATAACCTTCTGATCCGGTGTCTTTACAGTTCATGTACCAATTTGGTACAACATCGTTTTCACGTTCTACAACGTGTGTTACTGTACTACAGGCAGAAATGGTTAATGCTAATGCACCACACATTAATGCTGTTTTTAGATTGCCTTTCATTTTAGCCTCCATAAGGTAGTTTTCATTATGTAAACATTATAACAAACATTTTTCCAAAGGTCAAGCATAAAATAAAAAAAGGTTTACCAAAATATTGGATATTGGTATGGTTGTCATAACTTTCATCATGTAAGTATAATACACTATACTTAGATAGAAGTCAACCTTCGTTTCGCCAATTTCAAACAACTAAATTTTTCAAGTATTTTAATAACAATAAAGGTAGGATCAATTTCAAATGCTTTAACTCTGTTATTAGCACGTTTTGGATCTGCATGATGATTATTATGCCAACCTTCGCCATAACTTAATATTGCACTCCACCAACAGTTTGTAGATCTATCAAAATCTAATTTAAAGTTTTTATATCCAAATATATGACAAGCACTATTAACAAACCAAGTAGAATGGTAAACTAATACTAAGCGAACAAATATTCCCCATACTACCCAAGATACTCCACCAAGTAGATAAAAAAGAATTGCCAATCCGATTTGTAATGATATAAATTGTTTTTCTAAAAATTGATAATAACGGTTACCACTTATGTCTCTAGCAAATTTAGTTATTCTCGCAGGATGATCAAATTTATGTTGAGTATAGCACATCCACCCTATGTGTGACCACCAAAAGCCTTCACTAGCATTATGTGGATCCATTAAAGTATCTGATCCTCCATGATGCATTCTATGATGAGCTACCCACTTAATTGGACCATTTTGACAAGCCAATGTTCCAATAGTTATAATAATATAATCTAACCATTTTGGAAGTATTACTGCTCGGTGTGTTAAGTATCGATGAAATCCTAAACATATTCCAACTGAAGCTGTGAGCCAATGCATAAAGATCATTAAGGCTACTGCACTCCAACAGAAAGTACTAGGAATAAAGGCTAAAAGTGCGCCTAGGTGAATGAATATAAAAAATGCTATTACAGTCTTATTTGATCTTCGCATATATTAATTTTGGCGATAGAAAAGATGCAATCCTATTCGGCCTTTTTTCTCAAAACGTTTATTCCATTCAGGATGAACGTATGGTGCGTGATAATGTGTTGCATTATCGCTTATACCTCGTAGATAACCTTTGGTAAAGATTTTGTATGCAAGTTCTTGAATGTTACGCCAGTCTTTACCATCCTTGTTAAGAATGATATCTGGTTTGCCATCACACCACCAACTGAACTGGCACATATTACGAACAGGATTATATACCCGTTCTTCGTCCGAAACTTCTTTACCTTTAGTCCTCCAACTTTCTTGTGTTAGACCTTGTCTAACAACTTCACAGATTGTATTGGGAAACCTAGTATCAGCTACTCTATTAAGTACCACGTCGGCAACTGCCGCTCTACCGGCAAGGTTATCCGGGTGTGACTCCCAATAAATGTTTTCTGCTAAACAATATAGTTCTGGCTCTTGTTCTTGTGTATATAACTCTGCGGCATACACGTTGCTAACTAACAATGTAGCAATAAACAAAAAACCTACGCATAGTTTTTTAAGACATAGTTTCATGTTAATGTCCTTTATTCTATCTAGACGATTGTATTTAATTGGTTTTTTAGTAAAATTTATATGCTAATATAAAGCACTAACTGTCAAAATCGGTATACAAGCTATATTTTGCTGTTAATTCCTGAAGTAACCCAGGTTGTGCCTTTATTGGCTTAATGGTTACAAGATATCTAACAGGCAGTTGATGCCAATATCCTTTAAGTGTTTTACAGTTAGGAGCTTCAGAGTGATTATAAAATGCCCCTAATGCTGTTCTAATATAACCATGCGGGAAATTTTTATTAGCAATGTGTACAATACCGAGAACTGTATTTGCCTCAAAGTCTTTTGTTGCGAATAAGCCTAAGCCTTGTACATCTGAAGAACTAATTGTTAAGCCATCCGGCAACGGTCTATACATATTTACAATACTACTTTTTTTTCTTTTATTAATCGTTCTCTATTATTTAAATGTTCTTGTTCAACGTCATCTTTATTCTGGCCATGATATGCAACTGCATAGCCTTCTAAAATCATAATTTCGGACGCTTTAGTTTGCCTATCTTCCGGCGTATAATGGACTATAAAATCTCCTAAAATACGGCCAAACTTTCCTTTAGCATCTTCGCCATCTCTTGCTATTTGGGTTTTTAATATCTGTGCTGATCCAACTGGAAGCATATCTTTTAATCGCTTCTTAGATGCTAATCCAAATTTCTTTTCAACTTTGTCACGTGTTCGTGATTCAGGTGTGTCAATGCCCATCATTCGAACTCGTTCTTTATGCATCCATATTCCAAATCCTAAATCAATATCAACGTCGACAGTATCACCGTCGATGATTCTTAATATTTTACACTTATATTCGTACATGCTAAGTTAACCTTTCGTTTTATAAACTACTCAGTTATTTATAGCTATATGTCACCATTTTCGTTTTGCATCATTATCCTGTGTAAAGAAGATATTACGAATGTTATGTTGTGCTATAGCTTTCATACAACCTTTACAGGGTTTAGCTAGGCCTCTAACCCACTTATTCTTTTTGTCTCGCTTTACTCTCAGAATATATAAGTCGCACTTTGCAAGTTGTTCTTTTGATAGTAATTTTAATGCTTTATTAAATGCATCTATCTCAGCATGGAGGAATATCGATTCTTTATTGTTACCATATTCCTCCATAATAGGGTGTGTCTTATAACTGTTTGTTCCAACAGTAATAATAGTTTTCTTATAAACAATAGCACAAGCTAATTTAAAACGCCCCTTAAGGCCAGGACTATCGATAGCATGTTGTTCTAGAATATCAAATATTCGTTGTGTAGGATTACGACGACCTTGTTCTGTAATCACACCAATCGGTAAATTGTGTAGCATGAAGTTCCTTTATGTTACTTGGTGGAGCATGATGGAATCGAACCACCTAATCAAACGTGCGACACTCGATCACTCCCAGATGATGCCCCTATACAAGTTCCCCATCGAAAAGTTCTTGAAACTTGGCTGATTTTGATAGTAAGTATTTCACTTTTGGATTTTTCTTTTCCATTTTCTTATCTGTCATAGTTGCTAGTTCTTTAAAGCTATCACATCTAAAATTTTCAAAACTGCAATAGTCATCACGTCCTATATTATATCTTGAACGCATACGTTCTTGTAATCTATCTTTTGTTAGGTATCCTTTTTCAAGTCGATTCTCTCTACCAACTTTAGTAACATAAAAATAATCTAGTCTATCAGTTATCTCATTGTAGACTACAATTCTTAAACTTCCAATCTTGTGTTCTATTTTATTAAGAGTAAATTGTGCATCATGTTTACGTAGTGTACAAGTTTTAGCATCTGACTTATCCTTATCATCAAAGTCATATCCAATTGCATCAACCCATTTATATCCACCTACATTTGCCATTGCAAGTTCTACTAAGTGTTCTACATTATATGCATTAGGATAGGCTAAGGCATTTTTTTTATTAGCCTTAGTTGGAAAAAAATCTGGTAGATATTGGAATAGTATTTCGTTTAAGATTCTATACTGCTTACCTTTGTTAGTATCCATTATATCCTCGCCTGATATTATTAAAGTACGTTAGAATACAATTATACAACAACAAAGAAGTTGTGTCAAGCATTTTTTTTAAAAAAGTGCAACTTGATTCTGTTGCCAGGTCCAAGTTGCCAAAACCCCGAAAAATTATGCCGCTAGGGCAAATTCTTCATTTGTTGGTAACTTCGCTCCGAAATTAACGAAGGTTACGTTACCGTTTGCTTTAAAGTCAGCAATTATAGTTTTTGAACTAAGTCCAACAACCGCTAGGTTGAGGCCGTCGTGTCTTACGGGCAACTCCACAGATACTATTAACTTCCAATCGATCCCAGTTCACCCCCGGACTGTATACTTTGCGGAAAATATATACTCCGCGGATGCTCCAAATTTGGTGGAGGTGGCGGGAGTCGAACCCGCGTCTTGAAAAGCGTTTGCATTGCTTCAACGTTACAATGTTATTTATAACACATATTAATAGTAAGGTCAATAACCGGTATATTCAAAGAGTTTTGTTAAGATGTTAAATATTATTAGTACATTTAATTTGTACTAGCACATTATATTAACAATCAATTTTGGAGATAGCGATGAAATGGAATAAACCACAAATCGCAGAAGTATCAGTTGGCTTAGAAATCAACTGCTATGCTTGTGCAGAAATATAAATTAATAAGATTGGGTCAAACTTTGTTTGGCCCTTTTTAGTTTAAAATTGGTACGCCGTAGATTGCAAGATATATAATTCCTGCCAGAAGAGTAATATCAGCTATTATACTCCAAAGTATATAAGCCTTAAACATCCAGGGAACTAAAGGTTTCACTTTGTTCAATTTTCCTTTACACCATACTCGCAGGCTCTTCATTTTGAGCCTCCTGTTGGCTTGAGATTGTTACTATATCCATAATATTCTCCAAGTTGTACATCTATTTCCTCCACTATTTATGCCAATGTGGATAACTACATGATTAGAAAGGTCATTATGACTATATTTAGGATTTATGGAGAATAATCTATTAATCCACAAACATTTAATTATTCGAGCAGAAGTTAATAACCCTCCGACTGACATAACTGTCCTTACACAATGGATGAAGGACTTTATAGTATCTATTAATATGCGAATTATGATGGGTCCGTATGTTGCATATTGTAATGAACCTGGTAACAGAGGAATAACAGGAATTGCTGTTATAGAAACCTCACATATTGCTATGCATGTATGGGACGAACCGGCACCAGCTTTAATGCAACTAGACGTATATTCGTGTGCTGATTTTGATCCTTACAAAATAGCAGAGAAGATTAAACAAGATTTTAATGTAGTAAAAATTGATTATAAATTTCTAAACAGAGAAACAGGACTTAAACCGATTAGGTTAAAGAAGGACAATATATCATTAATAAAATAAACGAGGAACAATGGCAGGGTATAAAAGTACAAGAGGTACTAAATCAGTTAACAATAAAAAATATTATAATGTTACAGACGCAGAAGGTAATGTAACTCCATATGAAGTTAAACCTACAATGTTTGTAAGTTCTAATGGTAAGAAGAAACTTTGTGGAACAGCTAACGGTGAATTGATAGTCGATTCAGAAGGCACTCCTATACCATTTAGAAGCATTGGTTAATTTAATTATTATCTATTAAAACTATCAGGTTGTGATACATTCCCAGCAATCTCACGTCCACGATTATCAACTAGTTCGTATTCTAGCATCATCTTATCGCGGATATTTGTAATGTGAGCTTGTTCGAATGCAGAGATGTGAATGAAAACGTCCTTGCCGCCATCATCTGGCGTAATAAAACCGTACCCCTTCTTAGCATCAAACCATTTTAGGGTTCCTGTGATTCTACTCATATTTTTTATAATTCCTCGTGTCACGAGGAACTTTCCCTCGTCAGTAATAATTACTGATAATATTTATCAGTTTCTAGTAATTTTTAGATGATTTAATTAGACTGTAAATTAACTGCCGCTGGGCCTTTTGCGCCTTCTTGTATGTCAAACGTTAATGCTTGACCTTCAACTAAATTGTTCATACCTGCATCTCTTACTGCCGATGTGTGTACGAAAATATCTTTACTTCCATCTTCCGGTGTAATGAATCCGTAACCTTTTACGTCATTAAACCATTTTACTTTTCCGTTCATTGTACTCATATTGTTTCTTTGTTTCCTTTATTGTTTATTGTTACTATACAAACATAGTACAATTCAATACTGTACTATGCTTGTGTATAGTTATTATTTATTAGTCTATAGTGAATTCTTTCTTTCTTGAATTTCTGCTCTTCGACCCTTAGCTAATTTGCCAAGATTACCTAATGCCTTGCGGGCTCTTGCCGCCGAGGCTTTTACATTCTTTTCTTCGAATGATGCGTGTTCTTTTAAATACGCTTCGTATTGCTCTACGATTTCTTCATGCTTTGACATATATCCGTCTCCTTAGTTAAAAATTTATATCGATATGTACTATTATGTATGTTTAAATGCAGGTTCTATTATAAAATGTGGCTTTAAAGTAGTTAAAATGGCTAAGATATCTTTTTTGGACGAAATATTCTAAGCATCATAGTATTATGTGGCGTACCTTTACTATAGTTATATGCACCTTTACCACCTTCCTTCCCTTTAGGGTTATAAGGACTTGGTGACGTTCCTGCCCAATTATGGCTAACTGTTCCGCCTGCTGGATTATTTTCTACCAATGTAGTAAGAGCATTAGCATTTTGATTCCCTCCAACAAAGGACATAAGTTGGGCATCTGAGTCATTACTATAAACAAAATTTACGTGTGAAGATGACCAGTAACACATGTCTCCACATTTTGCCTCTCTAAAATCAGTAATTTCTGTTGACTCATATTTTGCTTGTTTTGTTATTAAATGTTTTGCAGTAGCACTTTGTAAATATCGATAGCCTGCCTTCTTTAAAACAAAATTAAGGAAGCCCATACACCAAGCAGTTTGATCAGTATACCAGTTATTTGCATTTACATATCCAATGTCTTTCCATATTCCTAAAATCTTTTGATTTTGAAATTCGCCTTCCATGTCAGCAGTTCCATCAGGTTTCTGATAGCGATGCTTATTACTAACAGCACCAAAGTATGGAAGTTTTCTAAGACCAGTTTTATTTTTACTTGTTTTTGGAGCATCATATACTATACCTTTTTCTAACCATAAGCCTGCTTTAGCTTCTATTAGAAATTGATCTAAAATCCCGTCGAAGGGATGACATAAGTCTTCATGTGTTTGAGCTGGTTCATTTTCTATTGCAATAGGCTCTACTTCATTTATATCAGGTGTAGGAACATGTTTGACTGTTAGTTCTTCAGCACTAACTGGATCTGGAACTTCATGTATAACTTCTGCTGGTTCTAATGGTACTGGTGGTGGATAATGTGCTGGATTAAATGGTTCTCGTATTATAAGTGCCGCCCGTGCTTCGATTTTTACTATTACAGGTGGCGGAAGAACTACTACAGGATCACTAGTTGGATCACCTGTGCATACGTCTGGAGATCCCCCGTCTGTATCTGGGCCACAATGTGGTGGAACAGGACAAAGAGAATCTGCATTTGCTGTATCTGGTGTATGATTTACTGTAAGAATGTTATCAGCATATACTTCATTTGAATGAGCTATCAAGGCACCGTCGCCATGTGAATTAGGATCGGCGTCAACTGATACTAGCAAATTATTAGCATAGACATCAGTATTGCCAGCTACAGTTGTTGTCGCCCCACAAACACGAGGATCTGTATCTCTGTGTATATCTGCCATACTAGTATTTATTTAAACGATAAGTGACGGCTTTTCTGGTACTACTAATGATGATGTTTGTTGACGGTATGCATCGGCAAAATCTTCTCTTGTAATTGTAATTAATGTAATTGAGTCGTGTCTAATAGTATAGGATTTACCAACTTCAGCAGTAAACAAGAATTGTTGTAATCCAATACCTTTTTCAGTAGCAACTATTGTTAAAGGTGTACTAACTTTAACCATGCTTTCGTTTTCTTCTTCTAACTTACCAACTAGTTCTTCGCCGGATTTTAGTTTTATAGTAACTACATCATTTACTTTATAATTTGTTTCAATTAGCACATTTAACCCCTATTGTTAGTTATCACGCCACATGTCGTGATCTTGATAATATTGTTCAAGTTCTTGATACCCGCCTACATACTTACCGTGTAAAATAATTTGTGGTGCAGATTTTGGCCTAGGCATACCATTTAAATCAAACTCTTCAAATAGTCGTTCAACAGTTATGTCTTTACCGATTATTATTTCAATATAAGGAATCCTAGAATTACTTAGTAAATCTTTAGCTTTAGTACAGTAAGGACAGTTAGGCTTACTATATATTACATTTGGCAACTTCTCTTGTGACATGATCGTTCTTCTCCGTATATTTGTCCCAAACATTCTTCCATATATGTTGACAACGGCAACAATTAAATGTTTGTATTACTTTATTATTAACTTCCTCTAAACTAAATCCGCAATTTTTAGAAATATGATTCTCTTCATACTCTTTACATTTTGGACATTCTTGAAACGGTATAATATGGTAATTCCCGTTAAACGCCATTATCTTCCTTTATGACTAGAGTGTTATTAGATCTTTATTCTTTTGGTATACTCCATCTTGTACGTATGTCTTTAAAGCTAAGAATGACAATTGCAGAAGCAATAAGAACTATTGAGAATGATTCATAAACTAATGCAGTTGGATCCATTTCTTTTCCTTGTAATATTATTTGGCGGGCTAATGCAGTTATGGCAATCAAAAGTGGTAAATGTATGCTTATAGATTGTTCTTGCCAAAAGACTCGAACCATAGCTACTACTTCTAAATATAAAAACATTAATAGCAAATCAGCCAAGGATACTGTTTGATGTACAACTATTGATTTTAACTCAATGCCTACAGCTATTATAGTACTCGTTAAAATAATACTTAACAAACCTAATTGTAGATACTTTGTAATCTTTTCCATATTGTATTATAGTTTAAATCCCTTTAATTTATCTTGTGTTGCTTCATCTACGTCGTGTTTTATACCACCGATGATATAGCTTTCTATCTCCGTTTCCTGCGGGGCCACTTGTAGTCCCGAACTACTCAACCAATGTTGTGTCCAGGGTAATGGGTTTGTATTCAGTGGGCGGTCATAAAGCGTTTTATAACCTAACGCTTTTAATCTTCTATTAGCAATATATTCAACGTAAGCATGTAATAAGTTTTCATTTAATCCAATAATAGATCCTTGTTGAAATAGATAGTTAGTCCATGCTTTTTCTTCGTCTACACAAGCCTTCCACATTTCATATACTTCTTCTTCACACTCAGCAACGATACTTTGCATTTCTTTATCGTCTTCACCTTTCATCCAATGTTTAAGTACATGGCTTGTAAGGTTTAAGTGTGTTGCTTCATCTCTAGCAATTAAGGAAATAATCTTAGCTGAGCCTTCCATCATTTTTAATTCACCAAATGCAAACGTACATGCAAACGATACATAAAAACGTAGTCCTTCTAAGATATTAACATTCATCATTGCAAGAAATAGTTTCTTTTTAACTTCACGCATTGTACCTTTTTTATGATGCATAAAATTATCAACAGCAAGTGTAAACTCGTCATAGTTTTTTGTAACACTTTCTGCTCTTTTAATAATTTCTTTATCGTCTAAGATCGTATCTAGTATTTCTGTAGGATTAGCATATACATTCTTCATAATATGTGTGTATGCTCTACTGTGAATAGATTCAAAAAAGTCCCAAGTAATAATGCACCCTTCTAATTCTGGCAGTGAAACATAAGGCAAGAAAGCTAATGCTGGTCCTCTACCTTGTACACTATCTAATAGAGTTTGATACTTTAAGTTACTAGTGAAGATATGTTTTTGTTCTGGTCTAAAGTTTTGAAAGTCTGAACGATCTTTTTGTAGACTTACTTCTTCTGGCCTCCAAAAGTATCCAAGCATAGTTTGATTAAGTTTATCAAACTCAGGAAATTTAAATACATCGTACCGTTGTACATTTTGTGCTTCACCAAAGAACATTGGCTGTTTAGTGAAATCGATTTTTTCTTTATTGAATACAGTTTTAGAAGTCATTTTATAATCCAGTTAATTTATATTACGCAACTCTCACAGTCTTCTTCGGATTGCTTTGTAATGTCGAGTTGAGGTTGAAATGAATTAGGTGTGCTTTCGGAAGCGACTTCTATCGGAGTTTCAGTTGCATCAACTTTGAAGTCGTATGTGTTTTGATAATAAGATGTTTTCCAACCTAGCTTGTATGTCATTAGCATATCTTGAATCATAGTACTCATTGGTACTTCGTTGTTTTCAAAGTGTGTAGGATTGTAACTCCAGTTACCACTAATAGCTTGGTCGAAGAATTTTTGCATTACAGCAACAATATTAATATAGCCTTCGTTATCAGGCATATCCCATAGTAGGGTATAGTAATTTTTTAAAGTTTGATATTGTGGAACAATTTGCTTAAGAGGCCCTTTTTTTGATTTCTTAACAGACAAGTATCCTCTAGGCGGTTCGATTCCGTTTGTGGCATTTGACACAATGCTACTGCTCTCTGATGGCATTTGTGCAGACAACGTTGAGTGCCGTAGGCCATGTTTTCTAATATCTTTGCGTAAAGTATCCCAATCATATTTTAATGTTATATTGCATACTGCGTCTAAATCCTTCTTATAATGATCAATGGGCAATAGTCCTTGTGAATATTTAGTACGATTGAAGTACTCACATTTTCCTTTTTCAACAGCAAGGTTGTTAGAAGCTACTAATAGATAGTATTGAAATGCTTCTGTTAGTTCGTGTACTTTTGTTAATGCTTTTTTGTCATTATACTTAACTTGATTCTTTGCTAGATAGTGTGCTAAACCAATATATCCAATACCTAAAGATCTACGTGCTTTTGTGCTTATTTCAGCCGCTTTTACAGGATACCGTTGGTAATCTATAATTTCATCTAATGATCTAACTGCTAGTTCACATAGGTTTTCTAATTCTTCTAGTTGATTAATTTTACCAACATTAATAGCAGAAAGAATACATAATGCAATCTCACCCTCTTCGTCGTCAATGTGTTGTAACGGTTTAGTTGGTAGTGTAATTTCTTGACATAAGTTACTCATATAAACAGTATCAGTAAAAGAACTATGCGTATTACAATGGTCAACATTCATTATATAAATGCGACCAGTTTCTGCTCTTTCTTTGATTACAGATGAAAAAAGATCCATTGCAGGAATTTTCTTTTTTCTAAGTGAAGTTTTACGTTCATACTTTTCATAAAGTTCTTGGAATAAATCTTGGTCAGTAAAAAATGCTTCATATAAATCTGGCACATCATGTGGTGAGAATAGAGTAATATCTTCATTTTTTAATAATCGTTCGTACATCAATTTATTCATTTGAATTGAATAATCTAATTTACGGACACGATTATCTTCAGTACCCTTGTTATTTTTTAATACAAGAATATCTTCAATTTCTAAATGCCATAAAGGGAAGTGCGTTGTTGCACTACCACCACGTACTCCGTTTTGAGTACAGCATCTTACAGTTGCTTCGAACTTCTTAAGAAACGGAATCACACCTGTGTGAGCAACTTCACCACCTCTAATTTTAGAATTAATAGCTCTTACTCTACCCGCATTGATTCCGATGCCGGCCCTTTGGGCAGTATATCTACCAATCGACATATCACTAGCAAAAATACTATCAAGGGTATCGTCACTATCGACAAGAACGCAAGAAGCAAACTGTCTAACAGGGGTACGGACACCAGCCATGACTGGCGTCGGGATATTGATTTTAAAAAGTGAGGTCGCATCGTAATATCTCCTTACATAATTTAAACGATCCTTTTCTGGATACTCAGCGAACAATGTTGCCGCTATCATCATATACATAAATTGTGGAGACTCAAAAATTTCTCCAGTGCTTCGATCTTGACAAAGGTATTTGTCTACAATTTGTCTTAGACCTGCATAGGTAAAATTTTCGTCTCTCTGATGTTTAATAAATTTGTCAAGAGTTTTAATCTCGTCAGAAGAATACTTTTCTAAAATAGCTTTATCATATACTCCACGTTTAATATTTTTATCAATCATTTCTTGTAAAGTAATTGGTTTGAAATGACCAAACGCTTCTTTGTATATTGGATAAAGTAATAATCTTGCCGCGGCAAATTGATAATTAGGAATATCTAAAGTAATTAAATCATTTGCTGACCTAATTAAAATTTCTTGTATTTCGTTTGTTGACATTCCATCATAAAATTGAATATTTGCATTCATTTCAATTTGTGATGCACTTACATTTGCTAGTCCTTCACATGCCTCTTCGACTACGAAGTGTATTTTATTTACATTAAGTGGTACTAATTTTCCATCTCGTTTTTGAATCTTTATTCCTACGCCGTTTGACATGTGCTTTAATTTTCCTTTGCTTTAGTTCTTGTTAATTTAGTAAATGATAATTGTATTTATTGTAACCGTGGCATCTTGTAAATTCGTTGTGGTATAATTGTTGTGGGCAATTCATTTTTTTGAATAACTCCATCATAATTATAGCACAAAACTTTAGACTCAATGTGCAAAGGGTATAATAATTCTTCATTTACCTTGTCTATACTGATATGTATCTCAAACTTGGAATCTTTAAACCTATCGGTTAACTGTAGAGTGTAACAGGTTCCTAAGGTTAACATAAAATCACAATACTTATCATGATCTAATAACTCCCATGGAGTAGGCCAAATAGCTTGATTCCATGGATCCGTACTTAATTTACACCGCTTTTTGGTATTATAATAATCAATAACGTCTTCGAAGGGTTTAATACTCTTTTCTAGTTTAGAACGAAAATCGTTCCAACGCTTTAATTTAATCTCGAATAATTCGTCTAGCATTAACTATGACTTATACTTTACCTTAAATATTATGTTACCTGTATCAGCTGTAGTAGAGTTTAACATCTCTACTATGGTTGTGTCAACTATTGTGTCGCCATTTTCATCAGTAAGACTTGCTCTAAATTTTATGTTAGTTTCAAAAGTTGAACCACCCAAGTAACTATGATCATCTGTTAGTGTTGCTGTTCCAGTTGAACGGTTAATTAAAATTTCCAAAGTGCCTTGTCTTACAGCATTTACGGCTGAAGATCTATATATGTAATCAATATAGATTGTTCGATCAGCTTCGGCTGGTGCCCTTAATACTCTAGTGTATGAGTTATATTGAACAACTGGAATATTATATGAGTATTCCATATCGTAAATAGCAGGCCCTTCAACTTCTGGTACATAAGGAAATCCAGAAATTAATGATTGGTCATATGTTAAACGTCTAGTTCTGTCAAAGTAATCATTTGTTGAAATATTAGTATATGCTGTACCAAAGGAATATTTAATAATTGAATGTGAAGCATTTCCTTCTGTACCGCCATTATTTCCCACACCAATAAAAGTGTTATGTGTGCTTGTATTATTATTACCTATATGAATCCAAATACCTTGTTTATCAATGTCTTGGAATTTACAATTACTAATATTGTTATTAATTGGACCTGTTAACATACCTGCGGCATTAATAACAGTACCGTCACCAAACACAATACCATATCCTAATGTTTCAAAAACACATTTGTCCCATAAGTTATTTTCAATATCATATTTAGATTCAATACCTCTAGCAAAGCCTTTGATAGAGATATTTTTAAAAGTATTCCTAATTGAATTAACAGAAGTACTTAATGCTCCCATGTAAATACCAACTTGATTAACAAGATGTCCTGCTCCACTAGTCCAAGGACCATTAATAATAATATCTTCAAACGTACTTTCTCTACAACTTTGTATTTTTAAGCCAACATTATTACTTGTAGTCTTTATAGTCATACCCTTAATTGTAATGTGTCTTGCTTGATTTAATGTTGTACTTGTAGCATCTAATGCCGGTGATCCCGGAGTACTGCCACTATTTACAGTTTCGAATATAGGTTGATCTACTGTTTGTGTAATAATAACTTTATCGCTACCAGCACCTACTATAGTTGCATGTGGAGGTACTTTTAGTGAAGCTGAAATTGTGTAATCACCTGCTGGAATTGTTAACGCAACTCTACTTGCTGTACTACCTTTAGTAGCAGTATTAATATATAATTGATCAATTGCCTGTTGTAATTTTACTGTTTGATCTGTTGCGTCACCTAACGCACCAAAACTCTTAACACTAACAGCTTCATCTAATCTGTCTTGTAATGTTCTAGTAACAGGAAGTGTTGGTGTTTCTCCTGTCTGCATAGTTGCAATTGGTTTTTGATACTGATACTGATCAGCAAATGTAAAAAGATTGTCATGTTGTGTTAATATTTTACTATTACCAACTGACGGAGATCCTTCAGATACTGAGCCATTACCTATGTAAAGTTCACGAGTATCTACGGCCCAACCTAGTTCTCCACCTGCTAATTGCGGAATCCCAGAGCCTACGTTCTTTTGACCTCTTCTAATTTGTATACGACTGATCTGGACTATTGCCACGTTTCAACTCCTTGTTTTATATATTTATGCGAAACGGTCATAGTACTGGTACACCCTATCCCACCATTTATTCTCCCATGACTTAAAGGTGTCAGGAAAAATGTCAAATTGCTGGTATGTAAGGTCTCTACAGCATACAAAAACGTGGCCTTCGCTAATATTAGTACCGTAAATTTCATTATGTGCTAGAGCATAGGCTACTAACTGCATTTTATAGTCATCAACCCATTCTTCTTTTTTAGGCTTATTTGATTGCTTGAAGTCCATGATGCATTCTTGACCTTTAAAGACGCCTACAAGGTCTGTAGTTCCTGCATATATCTTAGGGTGGTATAACTGTACTTCACTACCCCATATTTCGTCTACGTTTGAAAGAGCTTGTTCTTTAATCACGCTAGCCATCTTATTTGCTTGTAGGCTATACGGATTAGAGCCGGCCTTAGGCCATTCATCTGTTTCAACATAGTCCTCTAAAAACTTATGCATACGAGTACCTACACTAGCGGCTTCAGTAACAATTTCTTGAGCTTTAACTTCTCCTACCCGTTTACGCCAAGCAATAAGTTGGGTTTTATCTTTAGTCTTATCTAAAATTGTTGTAACACTTGCTACAGAATTACCATCTGGACAATCATATAATCGTTTACCGTCTACAGATTTTTTATCAATAGTAGTATAGTTAAATTTGTTTGATATCAAATGTTTTCTCCGTTGGTTTTAAATAATCAAAGGCAAAGTTAATTACAAAACATCTTCGTGGTTGTTTGCCGGGATAAACTCCATGGTATACTCTACCATCCATAATAACAGTTTTGCCTGGATAAGAATGAAACTGTGATACAATCTGTGTGCCGTCAGGATGTGGAAGTAGTGTAAACAGAGCTCCATCAGTTGGTTGTACTTTATCTCGTGGACTATCAAAATACATTACCATACTAAGCAATTGAGGTTTCTGTGTATGATTGTGTACACTTTGATATCCACCATCACCATATTCAATAGCCCAGGTTTGATCTACTTTAAGATTAGTAATAGGCATATATGTTTTAACTTTGTCTTGTACCCACCTAGTTAAATTGTCTGATACTTCTTCTATATTAATAGTATATTGTGTGCGGTCAGGGTATGGTGATCTTTGTGCAAAACGAGTTGTAAAAATATCTTTATAGTCTTCCCACAACGGATAATCGGTCTCAATAACAAATTGATTGTTAGCACTATAAAAGTTATCACCCCACAATGGGGACCCGGTCACCATATTTTTTCATCCGGATCTAACCATGCATAATCAAAGTCAATAACAACTGTTCGTCTTGATCCTTTTACAGGATAAACTCCATGGAATACTTTGCCGTCCAATATAATACATTGACCACGTTTCGATATATAATTTCTAACAATTTGAGATCCGTTAGGTTCAGGCATAATTGTATAAAGCATACCATAACTTGCTTTATCTTTTTCTTTTCCATCAAGATCGGGTTGATCATCAAGGTGAAATACAACTGAGATTGCCTGATCACCATGACTATGTAAGCCTTGGTACCCGCCTTCATTATAATCAATACACCAAGACATATTAATTTTTAAGTTTTTAATAGGAATCATTTGCCCACGACATTTAGCTTCAACCCACTTAGTAAGCCCTATTACTTTATCTGATACGTCCCATTGAGTTCCCCATTTGCGAGATTGTTCTGTTATTTCAGCTGTTACATCAAATTGATAGCCGTTAATAGTAAATTTGCCTTCGCTGTCATCAGGCCCTTTGTTATTAAATAACACTTCAAATTCTTCGATAAAAGGACAATGTGTTTCAATTATAAACTCATTCATACCTCCCTTAACAACTTTATCGCTAAGGGGAGAGTTTCCTATTAACTTTTTAATGTCTTTTGGCGAGCTACTCATTATTATTTTTCTCTAAGAGATGAGGGTTGTTTATTTCATTCATAGTAGTAGTATATACTACTTTTTTAACGAAGTCAAGTAATTACTGAGCGTTAGCAGTGGCACGTTTTGCCATATCGCCTACTACATCAGCATTGGAGTCAGCTTGGGGAATTTGAGCATCGGAAGGTGCTTCAACTTTAGTGTTTAATGTAATACCTTTATCATCAAAGTTTTTGACATAGTTTTGTATTTCTGGATTGGCATCGTAAACAGCTTTGAATCCATTATAATCAAAATGTGTTTGATCAAGGTTAGTCATAATTTTATTGATAGCGTCGAAAGAAAGATAGGCAGGCTGATCTTTATTATCAGCACCGCCTATCATATTCCTAAAAACTGAGATTAATTGTGTTTTAAAATTTGTCTCTAAGACTTTTTTTTTGAAGCGTCTCCGCTTAAAATGTTGCCTAGTCTACGTGATCGTTCAACTGATTCGCGTTTTGCTCTATCAGCCGTTTCTTCTCCGCCTGTAGCAGGAGCACTTGCACCAAATTCATCGTCTACTGGAGCTTCAGCATCTATGTCACCTTCAGCGCCTGGTTCTGCATCAACTGGTTCCATTTCTGGATCTTCTGCAGGAGCTTCTTCATCGCCGCCCGGCATTACTTCTGGTCCACCTTCGCCTGTTATAATGGCTACGCCACCTGTGAGTGCTTCACGTGTAGTTTCAAATACTGTATATAAATTCTCAAGTGCTGGTTTTACAGTTTGAATGAATTGTTCGCTCATTTCACTGCCTAGTTCGTCACGAATAGAATCGCCTAGTTCTAGCATTGATTCAGTTTGCATTTCTGCTGTGTCTTCCATCCAGCCTGTAACTCTATCAACCATGTCCTTTGCGGCCATAACTAATTGAGCTGATTCTTCAGCGCCTTCTTTAACTGTTTCTTTCTTAGAAGCCTGGAAATCTTTTGACATTTTAGTATACTCGTCGCCTTTAAGCTCACGTACTGTCTTACCGTGGTTATCTTTTAGCCATTTAGTAAACCCTGTTTTAGGATCTTCGCCTTCTGATACCCATTCAGCTCTTTCTTCAATTTCTTTGTTAATAGTGTCTAGGAATAGTTTACCTTTTTGGTACGCATCGCTCTTATGAACAGTTTCAAAACTTTCGTTAGTTTCAACATCTGCTAATTGGGTACGCAATTTATTCCTTGCATTCTCAAGTTGCTCTAGTGTAAAAGAGGTTAATCTTAGCTTTGTACCGAATGACTTAGCAAGATTCTCATTCAACGCTTTCGCTGTTAATGGTTTTGATAGTTCATTAATTTTCATAGTGTATTCCTATCCTAAGTGTTATAGTTATTTATCATCTCTTATCAAAGATATGCCCGTTCAACTGGCTAGTATAATGCCAAGTGTGATCTTTTGCAATATCAAATCTTACTAATGCTGACTCTATTCTAAATTCATCATTAGTAGATTCTATGGTATTTTTAGCAAAAATGCTATCCATATAGTGTTTTCCTAGCTTTTGGTCCAATTCTAGTATTTCGTCCAGTGAATTATCACGGTTTTTAGCTATTGCAGTTGCATACGCAATAGCACCTCTTTTACTAACAGTTTCGGCTATCCGCTTACTTCTTTTTACGTCAAATACTAAAAAGCCTCTTTTAGTTTCCCTAATAACAACATTTTTAATTCTTACACTTTTGCCTTTAGCATAAGGAAAATATATATCTTGAAGACCATGCTCCATAATATCGTTAAGTTCTTGTTCAAGTTTATTTGAGTTCATTAGCAACTACCAACACCATATTCTTATTGCGTACTCTACTTACTAATGCTTTGCGTATAAGTGACTCAATAATGAATTGTTCTCGTTCGTGGAAACTATGTAAGGGCAATGGATAATCAAGTTTATTTAAAAGTTCTTTTTCTTCATTGCTCACTGCGATAGTGAATTTGCTTATTAATTCGTTTATCTTCATTACGAAGCCTTCATACTTGGATCATCAGGTACAGAACCTTTACCAGCTACTGCATCTGCTTTTGCTTTTATAATTGGATCTAATTCTTTTTTAGTGTATATGAATGCTGTTGGCTCACCAGGTTTAGGCTTTGGATTAGCTACTGTAACTTGGTCACCTTTAACGTCTTGAATACTAAATTCTTGTTCTTTTCCACCCATCGAGGGCATTGATAGTGAAGCACCTTTTTTAAGGACTGCTCCAGCTACTTTTTGTTGTGCTTTGTTTATTATATTAGCAGTACCTTTGGCAATTTTTTGTCCTATGCCTTTTCCTGCTTTAGCTCCTAAATTTGCGGCTTGACCTGCCACTTTTGCGGCACCTTTTGCTACAGCAGACCCCATCTTTGCTCCTACACGGCCCAGGGCCGCTATGGCAGGAACAATTTCTACTATTTGTTCCTCGTCAACCTTATTTTTAAATTCATAAAAACGCATAACTCTATTTAATCCTTTTTGACTTAACTTTTTTAGGTTTGAATGCCTTAGTTGCTGTCTTAGATACATTTCGCTTAGGTATTTTTCTACTTGTCGTTGATTTTTTTCTTCTAGTAACAGCTTTATCGTATCTTTTTTGTGATAATGGTTTATTAGCTTTTGCAATACGTTTTGAAGTTGCACCTGCTCTTTTACGTCTATTAATTGATTGTTGGGTAGTTGCTCCTTTTGAACGTCTTACTTTCTTTAGTGTGTTCATGCTTTTTACATTTTTAGCCGCATTACATGTATCAGCTTTAGCAACAATACGTCCTTTTCTAGTACCTGCCGTACATCTAAATTTCCTAACAACTTTACCTTTATTTCGTCCCCAGATTGCTACAACGCCTTCTGTTAATACTTCTGGAACTATGTCAACTATACGCATGGTTACTTCTTCCTCGTTGACTTAACACGTTTAGGCTTGAATGGCTTCATACCTCTTTTTGGTGATTTAGTAGTAGACCTAGAAGCTTTGTTCAGTACTTGTACTCTAATTGAAGCTGGGTTTGTACGCATTGTCTTATTTCTCTTACGCATCATCTTTGCTCCGAGTTTAGCTCTAGTACGTTTCATCCGTATTCTTGCTTTAACATTAGGAGCGGCAAAACATTGTGCTATTTTAGCCACAATCCTACCTTTGCGTTTACCTACAGTACAGCGGAACTTTCGAACCACATCTTTACCTCGGCGTCCCCAGATTTGCTTCTCGTCAAGCGGTTGAGTTATTTCACGTAGCAACATACGTGTATTTATGTGTTTAGTAAAAGGATTAGTTAAAATTCATAAGGATGACAACGAGCGTGGAAAGTAAGCCTGCAATTATAGTACCTGTGGCACCAACTATTACTTTCATCATCGACTTGTTACCATGTAATATATCGGTATGGATATGTTCGACTTTAGTTTCAATTATTGTTAATCGACGTTCTAAGGTTTCATAGCGTTCGTGACATAGTGCCACGTGGGCTTCTAAATTATCTGCTTCAATGTCTTGTTGAGTGCGTTTCTGTTGCACCATTATATCTCTCCATTCCGTTAATTATCGTGGAAGGGGCCTATTTTTAATCGCCTTATATTATAATGTATGCCTGGTGAAACGCAAAGAATCTAACAACTTAACTTTTCACAATAGTATTTATACTTGTGGTCCATCAGTATTATCTACTAACTTAAATACTATATTTTGTGCCTGTACATCTGTTGTTCTAAATGCGTCATTATTATTTAGTATAGTTTCTGATAATCCTTTAATAACTGGGACTAAATCAAAGTCAACCTTTAAGGTGTCTTCACTTAGTGCATAATCACGTTCAATACTTAAACGAAATGTCCAAACATTATGCTGACCTTTATGCTTAGTACCAAACCCTAAATTATCAACCTTACATTTCTCTGCTGTTGGCCAAGTTTCAAACTCTGGATTAACTCGCATACTTAATACTTGGAAAAATGTATTCCAATTTGCTTGTTGATTAATCAGCATCCGATCCTTACTTTTAAATTTAGTTTGACCAGTTTGTGTTATATCAATTAATGTTTTGATTTCAAATGATTGCATGACTTGTATACTTATCGGTCATAAAAAAAGGGTCCAGTAAAAACTGAACCCTTTCTTATTAGTATAACTCTAAAATATAAGCTAAATTACGCCCACTTAAGAGTTGTTTTACGTGTAACTGCAACTGTACCTGAACCAAAGTTCACACCGTCAACTGTACCTAAGTTGATTAAATCTTCAACTAAAGCCGCTTCGAATGTTCCTGATACTGTACCATCTTCTGATACATATCCTGTTGCATTTGTGAAGTCACCTTCAAGCATAAAATCTTGCTGAGTGCCAGTATCATATACTGCGCCAGCCGCCAAGATAGTTGCTCTAGCCATAATCGTGTTGTGGATTGCTTCCATAGCCGCTCTTGATGCGTCTGCGTCAACGTCCCAATTTACGTTTAAAAGGTGCGTGTCTTTTCCGATGTTTCGGATTTCTCCAGTGTAGGTTGCTACTAAAGGATTTACTTTTGTTACTCCAGCCATTTTATTTCTCCTATGTTCTCTAATGACCCTGACATACTTTCTCGTGTATGTTAGTTAATAGTATTTAGTCGATTGGGGGAATTTTGGTTACTTTTTGCTCTGTAATGCTCGTTTTTGGAGTGCTTTAAGCATTGTGATGTATCCTGGGCCAGCTTTTACAATATCATCCAGTAATTTAATAGCCGGAAAGTAAGAAGCAATAAAAGGAGACGGAACACTTTTGCCTGCCTTTGCCATGTCTAAAAACTTTTTAGTACCTACTAAGTTACGTGGACCTACAATGTATCTATAAAACATTAAGTCTTTATTTGATGTAGGTGTTTGGTCAGGAATACTAATTGTAGGTTCGTGATCCTTAACCATCGAAGTTTCTAAGTCTCTGTTAGTTGATAGTTCTTCTAAGTATGAAATTAAATCACTATTTCTTAATTTTGCTCTAGCGGCAAATAATAGTTTTGTTGTTACTGACTTTTTGTCACGTATACTAGCAGTACCGTAATTAACAAGGTATCGTCTAATACTTTTATATTCGGAGTTTATGCGTAACATATTTTCTATACGCATAAACAATTCTGAATTAGTACCAACAGTACCACCGGAAGCTATTTTATGAAGGTATCCATTTAATGCTAAGAGTGGAAATGATATACGTTTTCTCAAAGCCAATGCGGCCGCTGGATCTTTTAATTTATTAACTGCTTCTTCTGGTCCAGCTACAAAATATATTAAGTTATATAAATCAGTTCCATGCATACGAAAGTGCTTATAGTTTTGATTGTCTACAGTCTTTTTCGCATACCCATTAGCAATACCTTTAGAAGAACCTGGGTATTGCCTTAGTAACTCAAGAATCAATAGCGATAAGTATAGCCTTTCACCACAGTCAGTATATGATAACTTCTTTTGGTCAGTACTATTGCGAGTCATTCTCGCTTCATATATTTCGTCTAAGAATTTGAGTTCCATATCGCCTACTTCATATACTTGTCAGCAAAGATATTAATCATCTCTTTTGGATCTTTAACTGCAAGAAATTGTTCTAATCCAGCTGATTTTTGAATGTCTTTAGTAAACTCAAAACGTATAGCTGGCTTAACTCTATCAGTAGTTGCCATCATACGTAATGTTTTAGCTTGTGCTACATCAACTTTCATTTCTTTACCATCGTCAGTTGTAACGGTATTCCTCGGCTTTGGATTAGATTGTGAATCTAATATTTTGCCTAATTGGTTAAACATCATATCTTGTTTAAATCCTGGATCGTCGTTATCGTCAACGTCTGCTGGATCAACACCTCTACGCATAAAGTCGGTATCTGTAAAGTCACTTGCTCTCATATTAGTCCCCTCTCGTTTTACTGCTCTGTTAGCCGCACTAAAGCCTGCACGATTAACTAGTTTTATATCTCCTTTTGGATTAGCTAATACATAACCTTCTCCTCCAGGCTTACCACCTATTGATGCTTTAACATCAGCAGGTTGATTTTCTAATTGATTAATGATATCATCTTTAACTCTCATGATACCGTTTACTGTTTGCCATAATGCATTAAAAGCCTTAATATTTGTTTTTACATATTCAATAATTTTTGCTTGTTTATTTTTACTTACTTTGCTACCTGATAGCCATTGTACAAAGTCTTTACCTAGTTTATCTAATCCTGTATCAACTTTACTATTAGTATATGTATAAAGTATTTGAGAGAAGTCACTAACCTTCATTGCGGCTAATGTTTCTTTGTTTAATAAACTGTCAATCTCGTTAGCATTGTTACTTACAATTCCACTTACTTCTTTAATGCTACTCATGTCTACGTTTGGAGCATCAACTACAGTCACTGGTGGTAATACTAATACTTCTTTACCTTCAAATGGAGGTGTTTGACCTAAAGGACCTTCGTTACCGTTTTGATCTACAACTCTATGAATAACTACTCCAGTTTTACTTCTTGCTATTTGTTTACCTATGTCACTATCTTTTTGTACTGTATATGTTACTGTATTAGGTTTAAAGGACAGCGTTTCACCTATTGTATCAGGAGTATTAAAGTATAACATGTCTCCTTTGAAATAGCCTTTGTGTTTTTTAGGTACAGCTTTTTCAAATTCATCAAATACATCTTTCATATTGCCTGCAAATGCTTTATAACTGTCTGACTTCTCGCCACCTTTACCTCTACCAAGTAACATGGCCTGTAAGTCATCGCCACTTTGTGACTTACCATCATATCCTTTTGCACTAAAGCCTGACTTGTCTGTAAAGACAAACTTGCCATCTGCATCACGACCAAATATTACAGCAGGTGATCCATCCCATTTGATTGTTACATCTTTGTGTCCACCTTTGGCCATGTTAGCTAAAGATTGCAAAGCACGTTTGGCTCCAGCACTTCCTTCCCAGAAGATGATATCTTCTGCATGTTGGATACGTGCTTCCATTTCTTTTACAATTTGTTTAAATTCAAAAAATCTCATTATGGTAGCTCTAGTCCATCTTTTTCAAACCAGTCTTTAGCATCTTTAACTAAGTTTTCGTAATTAGGGTCTGCTTTAATTTTAGCATTAATTGATTCTACACTTTGTAAGTCTTGCGGAGTTGCAGTTGGACCCATTAAAGTCTTTGCAATAAACTTTGGATCCTTTGCACCTTTCAAAGGTTCGTTGCTTATTCTATCAACTAATCCGTTTGAGGGGCTCCACTTATATCCTAGTGCTTTTGCTAACGAGGCAATCATAATCATACGGTGTTGGCCTTTAAAGTTACTTTTTGCGTCCATGCCACCTAAAGCAAATTTCATAAACTTCTGATCACCAAACATTAAATCTGTTTGTACAAATCCGTTTTTCTCATTACCTCTAATAGGTGTTTTAAAATGTACTGAAATACCAGACTTTCGAATCCATTGTTTAGGCTCTTCATCAGGATGATTTTTAACTACCCATGCTTGTAATTTTCCTACTAGATCGTCTTTACTAACTTTATCTTTCTCAATAGCAACATCTAAATCACCACTAGTGTCTTTAACACCAGTACTGCCAAGCATATGGCCTTTATGATCTAATCCAGTGATCTTTTCAAGCCAACCTAATGTAGGCTTTACATCTGCTTTATTAATACGGATTGTAGCTGGTTCGCCCTCAGCATTTTTGAATATGTTACCGCCTTCATTGAGAATCATTTGTTTTCCTTGCTTCAACTATTTTATCAACGCCACGTTTAAATTTACGAGGATCACCACTTCTAATACTGTTTATAAAACGTCTTTCTAATTCTGCGGCTGTATCTGCGTCATAACTATCAGTTATTCTGTTTAATAAATTAATCGAACTTTCAATTAAGTTATTCCCTGTTGACTGTATTAATGCTTCGTTATCAGTCGTACGGTGAATACTGTTTAGTTCTTCGAGTATAGATCTAGTGGTTCTTTTCATGGTTTCGTTTCCTATACTGTATTTAGTTGCCTGTGTGTAAATACTTCGACGATAAGGTGTTGACTTCTTACTAAGGTCGTAGTATACTATAAAACAAATACAAAGTCAACCCGCTCCAACTATTTACTTTAAGGAAATTAAATTATTATGATTGACCCAACAACGCAGGGGATTCTTACTCAGATTGACGGAAAAATGGGCTTAACTAGTAACTCTTTTCATAGATGTATTGGAGAACGAGGTTATTTTGCTACAGTTGTTGAATTAACTGAAAAAATCCGTATTGCTACATCAACTGATGGAGTTGGTAGTAAAATAGACCATTTGATTAGACACATGATGTATGATGTTATCGGTAAAGACTGTGTAGCAATGAATATTAATGATTTATTGTGTGTAGGTGCAAATCCTGTTGGGTTTCAGAACCATATTACAACGCAACCAGATCAAGCTAACATTATTCCTGATGTAGTGTCAGGAATTGCAGATTATTGTGTTGACAGCTTCACATTACTTACAGGTGGAGAAACGGAAATACTGCAAGAAACGAAATTTCATATATCAGGATCTGCTTTTGGACACATTGTTGATTTAATAAATGGTACTAGGGTAGAGCCTGGTGATGTTATAATTGGCTTAGAATCTAACGGACTTCATGCTAACGGATGGACAGCAGTATCTATTGGTGCTCCTAGTTTGATTAAAAGAGAGAATCTTACTGCAACAAAATTATATACTAGCGATATACATCCACTTAGATCTAGAGTCGAGCCTACAGCTATTGTTAATATTACAGGTGGCGGATTTAGGAATCTTGAAAGAATACCAAAGAATGTACAATATAATATAAATTATAAAATTACGCAAGACGTGTTTCAAACGTTAGAAGATCGTTATTCACATGCAGAATGCTTCACCCATTTTAATATGGGTATAGGAATGATAGTTATTGTACGACTAGAAGATGTTGATATAGCTCTTGAGCAGATGAAGGATACAGTAATTTTAGGCGAAGTATCAAAAGCAGATAATCCTAAAGTAATAGTAAATGGAATAGAAATATATTCAGGAACTGTTAAGCCATATAAAACAGTAACTAAAGTTGAAGAGGAGTCTCCGATAAACCTTACTGATAACTAGATTGAAATAAATAGAGTATCATATAGCAGACGGAGGTGACTATGAACTCTAACACATTTCATTTAGCGATTGAAGTGGGTGACCTTACTAATGCGATTGACTTCTATACAAACATCTTAGGATGTGAGTCATGTAACTCAGAACTTCCACACTGGATAGATATTGATTTCTGGGGCAACGAACTTACTTTACATTCCAGTAATCCTAAAGAGGATTGCACTAATAATACTAAACAAGAACATGCAGTTGATATGGGGATGGTAGTTGTCCCCCATTTTGGTGTGCATTTAGATCCTGATATCTTTGAAGATATTAAAGACCGTATTAAAAAACATAATATAAGCTATGTACAAGAACCTTATATACGTTTTAAGGATACTGACCTAGAGCAAGAAACATGCTTCATTAAAGATCCGCATGGTAATATACTTGAACTCAAAAGCCTGTCTACTGGCGCATGGAGATAAATACCTATATTATTACTATACCATAAACTAATAAAAATAAAGGAATATTAATGTTCAGTAAAAAATTAACGAAACCAATAGCTAATTTATCATTTGAACACCGTGCATTACTTTTTGCTGAACTAAGTGCTATTGCTTATTATGAAGGGAAAGATGCAACTCGAGAAGCAAAAAAACTAGGCTTCACTACAGTAGAGTTTTATAATATTAAAGGTGCAGAAGCATATCGTTTTATGAATAAGCATGATTTTGTAATTGCTTGTCGTGGAACACAACCTAAACAATGGAACGATATTAAAGCTGATGCAGAAGCATGGCCTGTTGTTTCAGAAACAGTCGGACGAGTTCATAAAGGATTTAAACATGAAGTTGATAAGTTGTGGCCTCAAATAGAAGAAGACTTAGAAAGAGAACAAGCAGAACGTAACGTTTGGTTTACTGGACATTCGTTAGGTGCAGGCATGGCAACTATATGTGCAAGTCGTTGTAAAGGCGAAAATAAATGTACGAATCCTAAAGAGTTACATACTTATGGAACTCCAAGGGTTGGTTGGCCTAGTTACATTAATCATATTCCGTTCAAACATTACCGTTGGAGAAACAATAATGATATTGTTACTCGTGTACCAATGCGTTGGATGGGTTATAAACATCACGGCACTTGTCATTACTTTAACCATTTTGGTAACCTTAGAAACTATACACCTTGGCAAATAGCTAAGGATCGTTGGCGTGGATTTTTTGTTAGTATATTAAAAGGTAAGTTTGATCCTATTTCTGATCATAATATTAATGAATATATTAAACACTTAAACAATTTAGCAAATGGTAGCAAAGAAGCTCCGCAACCATCTGCTATGAAAAGTTTAGATCCAATTACATTAATGAAGAATTAGAACTTTAGTTTATCTAAAATAGTTCCTTCTACTTTTGACATAAGTCTAACACCTGAATAGCCACAAACAAATGCTATAGCAAGTGCTACCTCAGTTCCAAAGCCAAAATGGGCCATTAGTGCTGGAATAAAAAATTCCGCCGCAACCCATCCTACTAATACTGATATCAATATATCTTTAATTGGTGTTTTTCTACGTACTACTGCATTACAGATTCCGCCAGTACCAGCCGCGCCAATACAACACGCCTTTGCACCGAACATTGTTACTAGTTCTGCTATCATAAGAGCCCTCCAAGTTTGTCTTTCTGACCTTATATTTAAATAAGTTGGAGGTGGTATTAAGCGATTATTTAATGATTAGTGTAACCCGTTAGGTATAATAACATAGTGTATTGCTAACACAATTCCTACTGATACAATTAGTCCTAACATCATTTTTAAGAAGTCTCGTCCTATTATAGGAAACACATACTTAAACTTATAGTTTTCCATAAGTGTTGATATTGCAAGTTCTCTTCCACATAACAATCCAACAAAGACCCAAGTAGTACTCATAGGAATATCATTATACTCTCTAAAGAACATTAATATAAATGCATATACTACATTAATTAATGTTGCTGAACGTACATACCTAGTGCCAGTCTTTTCTAAAACAACATGTTGAATCTTTCCTCCACGTTCATAAAACGTGTATCCTAAGAATACTATAAACACAACAGATACAAAAAGCATCCATTCAACGGATAATACTCTAGGAAGGAATACAGCAATATTGGCCATGTCGTGTGATAACCAAGTGTACCATAAGAATGCTGTAGTGATCCAACTACCAACACGCCAATAAACTTTATGTGTTTCAGGTACCTTATCTGCTTTCTCATCTATAACACGTTCAACTACCATCCAAATAGCATAAGCAACTATTGCCGCTAAGGCATATCCTATAATAGATTTAACTAACATCTTTTCTAATACAAATGTACTAGCAAATGCAGACAGGACTAAGAAACTTGTTGATACAGGTACGCCAATTCGTGTTAGTAATAGAAGTACAAGTGGAGCAGTTGCATGGTACCATTGTACTTCTTGGAAAGGTATTTTGTTTAGTCTACCAAATGATATGTCGCCCCCGTTAATATACCACCCATACCATAATGTAAATATTAAAACTGCTGATGCTGATAGCCAAAGTGTTTGCCAATTAAATGATGGCTCTGTGTTACCTGGATGATCTGAGTTAGATGCTATCCAAGGACCTAATGTTTGTACACTATCATTAGCAACAACTGAGTATGCCGCAAGAATAAATCCTACGACCATGTAGAGCAAAGTTAAATCCATATTTGATCCTTATTCTAATTTATGTTTTGTAATAATGTTATATATTTCTTGCCAGTTCTGCACTCGTACAACTTCTGGATTGTCGTACTCCTCATTAAAATCGTGTGTCATAAGAATTGGACGCAGTCCTGCCCGCAGTCCAGCTTCACAATTTTCTGGTTTATCTTCAACCCACCAAAGACCCTCTGGATACTCTTTAAGAATATCATCTTTTGGTGCTTGAGTTTCTAAACAGCGAACACGCCGAATAGTTGCAGGGAACCAACGTTCTAAGTTTTGTTGTCTAAGCTCGGCGGCCCAGCGGTCTGTGTGTGATGATGTGATTGCTTCAAAGTGATAGTTTAGTACTTTAAATTTAGCAAGTACATCAACAGAATCTCTGAAGGGTTTAATAAAGCCTATCCATGCACTAGAATTAAAACGTTCTATAAGAGCATTGACTTGTGGTCTATTAATTCCATACCGTTGTGATAGGTCGTATATGTTTTCGTCTGTAGTATCTTCAACATATATATTTTGAGTTTCTTTAAGCCAAGCCTCAAATGATGTTGTCCAATCTAACAATACTCCATCTACGTCTACTAAAATTTTGTGTTGCGAATAATCCAATATATCCCCCTGTATGATTTAATAGCTGTATTATATTATATTTTTTCTGTTATGTCAACCTTTTTGACACTTTATATAAATACCCATATAATCAATACAGACACTGGAAAAGACTAGGGTATTGCTATTCCTTAAGCATATTTTTTAACAATTTATACTTAAGGTAAAAATGGCATACAAAGTAAAACGACTAATTTGCAGAATGCGAATGTGGTATGCTGAAGTTCGAGGACATAAAGGTAAAAGATGGAATTACGAACCTTCAGAACACTACATGGGCAGATCCAGATCCAAAAAACACTAATTTAAACCACTTTTAGTATGGTTTTCGCTTGACCTACATAATTACTTGTGTTACTATAATCATAGTAAGCATATTGCATTTTATTAGCGGAAGACAAACATGAAAAACTAATTATGATCGTACTAGAGATACTTCCATTTATTTTGTTATCAATAATGATGATGTATAAAAAATAATAGTAGTCTAGTGCCTAACAACAATCGCGGCGTAGCCCGAATAAACGTATTGAGATAGCGAGCCCCTTGTAGAGAATCAATAGTACCTACAGGGGGTTAATCTTTTCTGCTATATAATAGTATGTTTAGAAAAATTTTAAATTGGTTTAGCAAATTTGGTGATTGGATGGCGCAAAGTGATAGAGAAATGCGTGAAGCTGGTTACATTGTTAGTTGGCCGCCTATAGGATGCTCTTTTGGTGCTCCGCACGTTCATTATATAGGTCCACCTAAAAAACCCCACATAAATACACAGACTAATGATAGACCTAACACCATTTCAGGAGAAGATCCAAGAACTTAAAGATAACGGCAATTACCGTGTCTTTAACGATATTCTTCGTACCAGAGGACAATATCCTAACGCCATATGGTATGGCAAATATAATATTAAGGATATTGTAAATTGGTGTTCAAATGATTACTTAGGTATGGGACAACATCCAGTTGTTTTAGATGCTATGAAAACTGCCCTTAACCAGACAGGTGCGGGTGCAGGTGGCACACGAAATATTGCTGGAACATCTCATTATCATGTTGCATTAGAGCATGAGTTAGCTTCTCTGCATAGCAAAGAATCCGCTCTGCTTTATACTTCAGCTTATGTTGCCAACGAATGGACATTGATTGCTCTTAAACGAATCATTCCCGACATTGAATTTGTAAGTGATAGTAAAAATCACGCTTCATTAATTGAAGGAATCAGAAACAGTGGTGCTAAGAAACATATTTTTAAGCACAATGATCTAGAGCAGTTAGAAAGTATACTGAAAGACGTCAAAGGAACACCTTGTGTTGTTTTTGAGTCTGTGTATAGCATGGATGGATATGTCAGTAAATTAGATGACATTCTCAACTTAGCTGAAAAATATAATGCCGTTACATATCTTGATGAAGTCCACGCCGTTGGCCTGTATGGTGAAACAGGTGCTGGTTGGTCAGCAAAGCAAGGATCACAGGACAGAGTTGATATATTAAACGGTACGTTAGGTAAAGCCTTTGGTGTACAGGGTGGATATATAGCAGGGAAGGCAGTTGTCTTAGACGCTATCCGTTCGGTCGCCTCAGGTTTTATTTTTACTACTTCTTTATCACCAGTCACTTGTGCTGGTGCTTTAGCAAGTGTAAAATATTTGCGGGACAACAATCAACTACGAGTACAACATCAGGAACGTGCTGGTCATTTAAAGACACTATTAAGAACAAATGGCTTACAAATTTTTGAAAACGAAACACATATAGTACCGGTCTTCGTAGGAGACGCAAAACGCTGTAAAGCAATGAGCGATGCCTTAATCAATGATTTTGGAATTTATTGTCAGGCTATTAACTATCCTACAGTAGAGGTAGGTACTGAACGTTTACGGTTTGCTCCAACTCCGCATCATACAGATGCTATGATGGACAATTTAGTAGATGCTTTAGTTAAAGTAGAGACAAAGTCACATAGAAAGGCTTTTCTCTAAAAGGAGTTGTATGAAGATTAATATAAAAAAGGCATTGTGGTTTAGTTTAGGTTGTGTCCTATTAGTAATTGCAATTATTGGTGTATATCTACCAGGGTTACCTTGGTCAACACCGGCAGTAGGAGCGGCTTTTTGTTTTGCACGAAGTTCGGATCGTATGCATAACTGGATTATGAACCACAAACTATTTGGACCCTTTTTAACTAACTGGGCTTCTAAAAGAGTATTTCCTACAAAAGCAAAGTATTTGATGTTGGTAACAATGGCATCAAGTTTATGTTTAATGTGGTTTACGACAGGAAACATAAAAGCAATTATGTGGACAGGTGGTGCAATGTTATGTTGTGCTATATGGGGATGGAGATATCCAGGTTCCATAGAAGAACATAGTAGAAGAAAAGACGCAGGCGAAAAGATTGCTTGGTTAAAGTAATCACATCTTAATTATTAAGGCGATAAATACACTATACTATATATTGTGGATAGTATCGCCTTAATCACGAACAGCTACATTGGTGTAGCTTAATTCAAAATCTAAAAAATTTAGCGGTATAACCACAGGAGTTTACAATGACAATTAAACGTCATGTAATGGCAGGACTTCTTATATTATTTTCAATCTTTTTAACATCATGGCTAGTAACGAAAGCTACAGCTCATGAAGGCATTCATGAAGGCATGGCCGAACATGAACTAATGGACGTTCCTAAAAAAGGAACGACTAATCAATTCTGGGGTGAATGGTTTGGTGAGAATCCTTTTATTAAAGAGCCTGCGTTAGAGTATGTTTTAGACTGGAAAGTCAACGAAGTTCCTAGAAGTATTACAATCTATTATGATGTTAATAATGACGGATTTCCCGATGTAGTTTTTGCTCACCCAATTGTAGCTGAAAATCAAGCACCAGCATGTGGAACACACAGAGATGAAGAATCTAGACACTTAATGTTTACAACATGCAAAATTGGAGCTGGACCTCACACTGACTATTTTGTCACTCACGAACATAGTATGTTTAGAATTCTAGACCAACATACTTGTTCAGGTTGCCCATTAAAATAATTAATTATAGTAGCAGTTAATTGTATCTTGCAATGGATATCTACTGAGATCTGGGGCTGTCTGCTAAATACTATTATATAAAATAATAAGTTTAATCGGGCACAACTCTACCAGGTTGGGAAATGCAGGAGCAAGAGGGCATGAAGAAGTTTTCAACACTTATTGTTACTGTCATGGTAACAATTTTTTTAATGAGTGCAACGGCGCACGCCGAGAATACAGTAACATCCACGGTTACTGGAACTACTACTGTAGATAGAACTCCTCCAACGGCTTCGGCTCCAAACGTAATGATTAACAATCAAGATGTATGTTCTACAGGCACAAGCGCCGCTATACAAACCCAAATTTTTGGTATAGCTGGCGGTACAACCATTAGAGATTTAAACTGTGAAAGACTCAAGTTATCTAGATCATTGTATGGTATGGGCATGAAGGTTGCGGCAGTAAGTCTTTTATGCCAAGATGCAAGAGTATTTGAAGCTATGGAAATGGCAGGAACTCCTTGTCCTTATAAAGGCAAAATTGGAGTTGATGCGGCGAAGGCATGGGCAGAGAATCCAGAGAAGCGTCCCGATTATGAGAAATGGTTGAAGGAACATGAACTTGAAAACGTTGAAAAAGAATGGAACAACAATAAGAAGACTTGGGGCGTTGGCCTTGGTAGTCTTGCTATGTTGCTCTTCCTCTTATAGTCTAGCATACGATCAACAATATACAGTTGGGGGTACAGGCCCGCAAGGTGGCGTTGTGACTTCTGTATCTGTTGCTAGTGAAGTTACAGGAACTGCTACTTCACAAGTTGGTGATAACTTAGAAACCATTACTACAACAAAATTTACAGAATCAGTTGTCGAAAATGTAACTACAACTAACCAAGTAACACAAACAACTATTACTGTAACTGAAGAAGATAAGTCTACAGGTGATATTATTACAGGTACTAACCTTAATAGATCTGGAATAAACAGTCCAGCTGATGCTAAAGTAAAATGTGTATATGGTGCTGGAAGTGGATTTTATAGAGATGGTTTAGGTTGTGGACGACACACGGACCGTTGGGATGATCTTCATATTAAAACAGAAGGACAACACGAATATACAACTGATATGGACAATTGGATGACCCAACAGGAAATGAATTATGGATTTAGTGCTACTGCTACTGCACAAGGTAAAGATTCTAGCCCAAGTAATACACAATTTACAATTACAGTAAAACTTTATGATCCAGACACAGGTGCTAACACACAAGAAAGTAATACTTGGACATTAACTAGTTCATATCAAACGTTTAGTACAACTTTAGATGTTGGAACTAATACATATGGTGCAGATTCACAGCTAATAGCAACGTTCCTTGGAGTAGATCCAAACTGGGATGGCTCTGGTTATGACACAGATATACAAAATTTTAACATGACCTTAACTTATGATGTACTAGAATCAGTAGTAGAAACAATTAATCAGACTATTGTAAATAGTGTAAATTCTGCTTTAGAAACGATAGAAAATCAAACTACTTTAGTTTATAATCCAATTATACAACCAGGCACAGATACTACAACTACAATTGCTCCACCAACTGCGCCTACACAAGATTCTTTTACTGTAAATGTAGCTGGTAACAACGGCGGAGGAGTTAATTTACAATTTAATGTTGAAGTAGACGAAACAGCTGGTGCGGCTACAGTTGAAATGGCGGCTACAAATTTAGAAACAGGAGTAGTTACTATTGATGAAGTTGCAAATATAAGTTTAGATTTTAGTTCAGACTCGGGTGGAACAACAGAAGTAGTTAATGTTGCTGAAGTTGAAACGCAAGTAGGTGGAGCAATTGAAAGTGCAGTTGCAGAAGCAACAACTGAAATGCAGGTTGCAGAAGCAACACCACAAACTACTGAAAGTTCAGCATCAACAACAGAGGCGACAACAGAAACGGAAACAGAGTCGGAAACAGCGAGTAGTGAAGGAGAAAGCAATGAGACAGAAACAGTACAAGAGTCCAGTAGTGATGTGGAAGAGCAAGTGGCAGACAGTGGAGAGACGACATCATCTGACAAACCAGATGGAGATTCGAAAAGTACTGATAAGTCTGGATCAAAGTCCAAGTCCAAAACTAAAGTCGCTAAGAAGATGACGAAAGAAGAAAAGATAAAAGAACAAGTTGATAAGGCTAAACAGAAGATAGCTAGAAAGATTTTAATGGCTATGGCTGATACTTATAATGCTATTAACGAAGCAACTAAGATAGCACTTATGGCTAGTTTGACAGATACAGAATCATTTAAAGCATATCAAAAGAAAAACAATGAAGACTTAGCTAATTGGTATAGTGATTTACAAGTATATAAAGATATGCCACAGTTAATAGATCCTGCGGCACAACTATATGAGTTAGCTTCAGATAAAATAATGAACGAAATGATAGACGAACAATATAAGAAATAAAGGAGGGCAAAATGGCAGAGATAGAGTATAAAGGAATTAAAGTAGGGGGCAGTAAGCTCTTAATAGTTATACCATTGATTGGTACTATTATGGGTGGCCTATGGGGAGGCTTCGAACTCTTTAATAGATATCAAATGATGGAAGCAAAGATTAACAAATATGTTGCTCCAGATCTTTCAGACTTTGATAAACGCATAGCATTAATTGAAGGAAAGCTAGTAGAAATACAAGAGTCAGTTATAACTGCTAGAGATTATACACGTGATATTAAAATAGATCTTAAAAAGGATCTAGATTATGTAACAGACCTAACTGAAGATTCAAACAAAGAAACAAAGTTATTAGATAGAGAGTTACGTGCTGATATTAATGCAAGTGTTAAAGATATTAAAGCTCAAATGAAAACAGTTCAAACAGAGATAGAAGAATCACTTGAGAAGACAGAAGAAAATATTAATAAGAAGATTGAGAAAGCATTAGAAAATCCATTAGCTGGTATGGCTACTTCAAAATAGTTTGCCCTGTACTTGCCCAGTCTGCCATAAAGCTATCTAATCCTTTTTTAGTTAATGTGTGTTCATACATCTTATAGACAACGTCTGGCGGTATAGTTACTACTTGAGCGCCTAGTACAGCCGCTAGTTCGACATGTTTTACACTTCTAACACTTGCTACTAACACTTCAGTTTTAAATCCTTGTACACAATACATTTTAACAATATCAGCAATAAGATTCATACCATCTTCCCCAATATCATCTAAGCGTCCGACAAAGGGTGAGATATAAGTTGCTCCAGCCTTTGCGGCTAACAAGGCTTGGGCTACACTAAAACATAATGTAACGTTTACTTCAATATCTAAATGTCTTAACGTCTTACAAGCAATTAAGCCATCAACTGTTAATGGAACTTTAACAACAACATTGTCTGCCAAACTTGCTAGATATTGTCCTTCTTCAACCATATGAGCATGATCTATTGCTGTTACTTCAGCACTAACAGGCCCATTCTGTATATTACAAATGCCCTTAATAGTTTTATCCATATCATCGCCATTCTTATATATAAGCGAAGGATTAGTAGTTACCCCATCTACCATACCGGTAGGAATTAGTTCTAAAATTTTGTCTATATTAGCTGTATCAATAAAAAATTTCACTCATTACTCCTTAAAAAGCCCTCAGTACTTATTGCCCTAACTTGGCCAACACTCCCATAAGGTATATCATAAAGACGATTAAAGCAAGTCCTCCTATTGCTCCTTTTGCCTTTTCCCAGTCACTCATCAAGAAAATTCAGTTCTAATAGACCGAAAGCCCTCAGGTCTTAAGTCACGCCATTTATTCTTACCTAAATCCCACAGTATCATTCTGCCGTCTTGAGGTTGTGGTCTATGATACTTTTTTGCTTCTATATCAATATCGTGATGTTGTAATGGGTGGGTTTTAAGCATATATGTACGTTCGGCGCCACATTGCTTTTCATATACGCACTTGCCAGTGTAAAAGGCTAACTGCGATCTAACTTCAGACTCGGTAAACATACTACTCCTTTATTGTGAAGGTTAAAGAGTAACCTTCATTATGAAGGTTACCGTAAAACTAAAAAATCTAGATTATCATTCTGAATTAAATTAATCTTAAGGTCAAGTTTATCTGAAAATTTGTAAGTTCCTGGTTTAAATGGTTTATTCTGTTGTTTCTGCGTCGGTTTAGCTGATCCTCTAGCTGGTTGTAAGCCGTCTCCTGATGTCATTATACAACTGTATGCATTTTCGAAATGCGATACTAAACTAAACGTCGTCGTTTCTTTATTAAAGTATACTAGTACTGGCGCTCTTAATATTTGACCATTTGGAATTTGTATAACCCCCATGCCAACTATCATAGGTTGCTCACCATACTTACCTGTTACAATTGCCAATACTTGATCTGTCTTACCACAATCATATAGTGCTGGCCATTTTGCCATCTGACTTACTAACGGCTCTAACTCGTCTGGTGTTGGAGCCTTTGGTGCTGTATCTGGAACAGTTTTGTTTTGCTCTGCTTCTAATCCTGGATCAACTGTTTGTCCTTCGGCTAATGTTTGTGTACATCCTATCGCTATGAACATACAAAACGCAAATGCTAATGCTCTGCGGTAATCATAATCTAACATAGATTTAAACATAATAATGCCTCCTAATATAGCATTATTATTTAGTATATAATTATGTTTAGAATGTAATTAAATGACTAGTCGATGTAGTTAGAAAGCATTTGTTGTGAACATAGCTCTAAGCCTTTCAGCCATTGTTCTTCCTCATTAAAATCAAAGACACTAGTGTCAGTAGGATCGCATATCAGCCATGCATTTTGATCATTGACTTCAACATTTAGTTGTTCTTTAGTCCAGACACTCATGCCTGCGAACATTCTCCAGCCTTTAGGCTCATTACCTGATGCTAATTTCTCTATCATAAGTAAGTCGCTAGTAATTGCTAATTTGTTATTTGCATTTAATGTATTAGCACTTACCCATTCATTAGTATGTAATAAAACAATAGATGTATCACTAACCGGCCCACCTTTATGTACAAAAGTCATTTCAAGTGTCGGGTCGAACGGTATATCTTTTAACGAACCTAAGCTACTAATCTTAAACTGACTAGGCTTATTTAAAATAACACCACATACTTGCCCTGTCGTGGGATTTTCATCATATATGTAGACAACACTTTGTTGAAAAACAACGTTATTGTTTAGTACAGGTGTTGCTACAAGGAGTTTTCCTTTGTAACGTGTATCCATATCAACTCCAGTCAGGGAGGGGTCCGCCATATTTTTTTCCTTTAATTTTTTTGCCACCAACTGTGACCCTATGTTTGCCTACCTTATGACTCTTCCTACCACTTCTAGTTCTTAATCCTTGAGCTTTGCAACTTGATAAAGCACTTGCACCAAGTGATGAATCTGGTCTAGAAGATCTACATAGTTTTGCTGTAGCTTGAGCTTCGTCAATTAAGGTCTCGTCGATGTCTTTAATTTTCATAATAATATTTATCTATATCTATCCGCCTTGTTGGCAAATTCTTCTTCGCACAATTTAAACGATAACGCTTTTCGGGGTCCTCTCGTTGTGTTGATTCTTACCTCACCTGATTTTTGGTGATATTCAATCTTTGTTATCTTAGCTAAATCGTCATTTTTACCTACTGCTATAACCTGTCCTATTTCTAGGCCGATGTTTAATTTTCGCATTTGTGTCATTGGATTACCCCTTTCGAGTCTGCTGTAGAACACAGCATTTGAACTATCTACACAAGTATTTATTGTAGGCCCCGCTGTAGCTTCTTCAAATATACCAAAATTCACGTTTCGCATTGTTTCTATTATAACACCTCACCTAATATAAGTCAACTAAATATTTTAGAATGCAAATATATACGCAAATTAACCAACCTAGCAGTATGCCTGAAGGTTCTAAATGGCTACCGTGTTTAAAGACTTCTACAGTACCGCATCGTAAGGCTTGGAAACAGTCTTTGTTGCTTACCCATTATGATCCTATGAAACATTATGAACATAATATTGTAGAACTATTAAATGAAAAGGTTTATTGCATAGGTAGTAGAACATATGATAGATTAGTTAACTTAGGCTTTACCAAAGTAGAAATGCATGGCTCATATGCAGACGATATTAAAATACAATCTAAACCCTTAACTCCTTGTACTTGGTTGCATGGTGATAAGTTTTCTCGAGATTTTAGTAAGTACGCAGGTGTTACTGCTATCCAAACTTGTAAATCCTCATTGAACGAATCCTCACTGCGAGAAATTCTCTCACTGAACGAATCCTCACTGCGAGAAATTCTCTCACTGTATGTTTACAGCTCTAGAGTATTAGAAGCTTTGGAGGTCACTACCTTTCCACATACTAAACTTTTCCACACAGAATCTTGCAAGCCAACTTCAGAAAAATGGTTAGAAATCCAAAGTTTTTATCCAGGAGATGAATTTAACCAAAAGGCCCCGCTGTAAGGATCTGCACCAAACGGACAGAAAAGCCAATAAAGACAAAGACTTAACGAAATGGTTGTGGTTTTTGGTCTGAGACACCACAAGAGTTTGTGTCATCCAGCTCTCTCGATTTAATTTTACCAATAGGGGTTGACATCTGCTCCTGTTGACCTTATTATATAATGTATGATAAACACAATAACAAAATATTTGATTTTGATGTTGATTACTTTATTAATGTTTCTACCAAAGGCGAGTGCTAATCCAGTTAATGATTTTGGACTTAAACTTAAGACTTGGTGGGCTAATGAAAAGGCTGAAACAATTTACTTCCAAAAAGGCAAAAGAGAAGAAGCAAGAGCTCAATGGAGTAATACGGTAATAAAGTTCAAGTCACTATTTAATAAAGAAGCAGAATAAAAACCTATAACTAACCAGGAGTAGAAACCATGAAGATTTTACTTAAGATCACCTTCATTGCTTTAATAGGATTAACCTTCACTGGCTGTGGAACTATCAGCTCACTGAACAATAGTCCATCAAATGAATGGCTCAACGGAGGTGCGAAAGTTGATAAGGGCGATACTCCTGGTGACCCATGTATCCGATGCGGACAGAATTTTATCTTTATTCCAAACGAAGACCAATCAGCTTTGAAAGAAGCAGAGAGACAAGGATTTCATTGGGGTAAAGATCAAGGTATCGCATATTAAGATCTGAGGCCACTCATTTTTATTAGGTAAAAAAAGATGATATTTTGGCAAAATAATGGTTGACCTTCTGACCGATTGAGTGTATTATATACATAACAATAAGGAAACAGAGGGCAATTATATGTTAGATCTTATCAAAGAAATCAAATCCAGAAACATTAAAACAGAGGCTTGGATCGCTGAAGATCCAAAAAACCGTTGGTCAGGACTATATCCCGAAGACGAGGCTTATTGGGTTGAAAGAGGTATCACTACCTTAGATGCCCTAGAGAGGGATGAGTTGGCCACTTATATATACGAAGGCCATAAGGACGCTTTCGGAACAAAAGGCCGTCATTACGATTTTAATAGCATGAGCCTTCAAGAGCTGAAGGACGAGGCTGACTATATTAGTAAGGCCGTTTCTGAGTCAATGGAACAAGAAGCTCAGATCGAACAAGAGCGAGAAGCAGAGTTTAAGGCTCTTATTCAAAATACTATTGAGCTTGGTGCTGGTGATGAAGAGACAGCTCTAAGGTGGTTGACTCAAGATGAAGAATTTTATCATAGTCAAGATGTCGAATCTTGGGTATGGAATAAAGGATTACTTTTTACCAAATATGGTAAGGAGTTGGTTAAGAAACTCGAAACCATTATTACATTTAAAGAGTGGCAAGAGGCATCTTAGGGGTTGACCTTTAGTATAAAAGATCATATAATGTATATAACAATTAGGCAATAAGGAGGGCAAAATGGCATATCTAGTTTATAACACAGACAATTCAGCAATCACAGACGGACCTTTCAAAACCAAATCGGCGGCGAAAGCATCAGTCACAAGGGCATCCAAAAAACATTTTCTTAAAAACGGTTCCAAGCTCAAAAATATCGCGGTAGCAGAGTCTACTTATTATTATGAGAGTATCGAGAAGATGGTTGAGCGAACTAATATGATGACTGGTAAGAAATACAAGGAGAGCATCAATACTCCAATTTCTTGTTCACCAGCGTCAGAAACTTATTGGAGTATGTAAAAATGGAAAATGTTATGTCAAACGAAGATCAAAAGTTTTTTGAAGAAATGGATTACCATTCAACATATGGTAAGACGTTTGGTGCAGAAACAGTCTGGTCAATCTATAACGGTTATGGGTATGGTGAAATTAAATTTGGTAATCCACACCCATTCGGCGACAAGGCTGTCATTAGACATAAATGCGATGTCTTTGGACCGTACAATGAATTGGTAGAGGTCGAAGGTAAGAACTGGGGCGATCTTTGGATTGCGGCCAATAAAGCAATCCTTCAGTCAGAAGACTTGCACCATATCTATATTGAAGGTTTCAAAAAGAACGATGCCGGTGAACTAGAACTTGTGACAGGGAGCTAATATGTATAATAAAGAAGCGGTCGACAAACAGATCAAAAAAGATCCAAGAATCAAATCAAGTGAAGCCAAATTGATTCACAGGTTGTTAAAGGGCAGAGTGACAAATCCAGACATAATTAAAGATCCATCTAAACCAGCTTTTATAGTGAGGACAAAATAATGGGATTTGAAAGAAAATGTATTGCTCATATCAAGAAGATGGTTCACAAGCGACATGATCAGCATATTGAACCTTGGTTCCAGTCTGGAACTTTATGGTGCGATAATATTTGTGAAGATGTGGCAGATACCATTCAGCATTCAATTGTGAATTTTGTTCAAGCTCACAAGGTTATAGAAGGTTTTAATTTTAGAGATTATTCAGTATCAAAATCAGTTCTAAGGGCGACAGAAACAGAACCCTGGGACCAATGGTGCTTTGATATTGGTTAATCTTAGGGGTTGACCTTTTATCCTAAAGGTCATATAATATACTTAATAATAAGGCAAACAGAGAGGCAAACTAAATGGCATATATCAAAACAGAAGAAGTTTCCGCAATAAGAAACGAACTTAAGAAACGATTCGGACATACCGGATTAAAGTTTGGCGTCAAGAAACAACACCATTCAAGTGTTCACGTCACAATCAAAGCAGGGCCAATAGATTTTTCAGACATTTATAGAGACCATTATGGTTCGGGCGATCATTATGCCCAAGTAAATGTTTATCACCTAAGCAATTACGGTCAACACCAACCATTCTTTGAAGAAGTTCTTAAAATAATTAAAACGGCTCCAGCATTGGCTGAAGGTGGCCGTGAATGGTTTGACAAGAGCGATATAATGACGGACTATTTTCATACCGCATTTTATATCAATCTTAATGTAGGCGAGTATGACAAACCATATGTCTACAATGGCAAGAAAATTTCCAAGAAAGAATTACTGAAGGAGGTTGCATAATGGTAAAAAATAAAAGAGCTCTTCCATTTGAATGTGAAGTATTAGATCATCCTGAAGAAATCACAAATCCATTCAGTGGAGTGAAAGTCACTCTACCACCTGATGCGGTTGCGGTATATGATTGCATCAAGGGAGCAGAAATGCTAGGTAAATTTGATAAGGTGCAAAAAGGGATTGATTGGTTTATTAATAACGAGCCTAAGGCTTATATGACCCTTTTAGATTAGGAAAGAATGGCAAAAAATAAAAGAAACAGATTTGAAAGAAAACTAGATGAATATAATCATACAATGGAATTGATCAGAACAATAATTCCGATTGCTATATTGATTCTTCAGGTAGTTATATTGTTAAGGCTTATATGACACCATTCGGATTGCTAGGTTTACTTTTAACAATATTTGGCTTAGGTATGGTGACCTATATGCTGATACAATGGAACAATGAAACACCAAGAAGGAAAAATGACAATAATAAAAAAGATAGTTAGGAATATTTTTGATACTTTAATGCTAGGATCAATAACGGTAGGCGGTACAATTATATTTCTAATGTTAGTAGGAGTGGTGACAATATGATGATTGACTTAATACTTTTAATCAAGGTAATGGCTTTAGGAGGTCTTTTAGTAGGCTGTGGTTATTATCTTGGAATAGGTGCAGGCCGAAAACAAGGGTCTGGTGATACAGTCGATATGCTTTGCCACCGAGGATATCTCAAGTTTCGTAGGGTTGGAAAGAACAGAAGAGAGATAGAACTTATAAAATTAAATGGAGAGGTAGAAGAATCATGATAAGAGAATTTGTTTTAATTATTTCGATGTCGATGAATAATAGTGGGCATCTTCCATCACAAAATTCTTATAATGAATTGGCTATACCTATGAAGAATGTCTTCGCTTGTGAGCTAGAGAAAAAGCAGATACCAGACAAAGATTGGTCTATAAATGGGTATCAGTTTAGTATCGAAGCCACTTGTCTTCCTAGAGAAGATTTTATTGAGCCCGATCAAGAATATTATATGGAATGCTGGGATAAACCACAATATGATTTACCAGAGCATTGTAGAGATTTAGAATTCCACGATTCGGATTTTCCGAACGACTCGGTAGGTTCGAAAGAAAAGGGATAATGAATTCTATGCTAGGAACTAGGACATCCGAAGCATAGAGGTTTTCAGCCGTTGCGGCTTGTTTCTCCAGAGCATAGCTCAAATAAACAAAATCGCAAGACGGAAGCCTGAGAAGGATTCATGACAAAGGTTGTCTTCCTAGAGTCAGCTGGGGGATTGAATTCGAGCCGATACTAGAGCTAGTAGATCGGGGAGTCTTTAAAACCAAGATCAGGCCCATTTTTTATGTATTTTGGACAATCTTAGGGGTTGACCTTTTGAGCCTTTGACCGTATAATGTATATAACAATAAGGCAATAAAACGAGAGGCAAAAAACATGGCAAATAATTTTACCAACAACGAAATGAAGCTAGAAACTCTAGCCCAACTAGAGTGCTTAACGAACAGTCTAAAGGCTAAGGTGAATGTCCTTGATGCTTTGGACAGAGATGAAGCGTCAGGATCTTTTGATCTTCACGATCAGCTATCGACGTTCCATCAACTAACTGAGTCTTTGGCACAGGTAGTTTCAAGATCTGAATCAATAGTTCCTAAAGGAGGGCAATAATATGAACAATCTAGTCACAAAGGCAAGCGAATTAATCTACCAAATGGACAACGGTCAACTCAACGAAGTGATCGAAGCTGTCAAACTGAAACGTCAGCATCTTTCACGTCAGGCTACTAGAACTATTATGGTAGGCGATATTGTTGGATTTGAAGGTCGAAGAGGCCAACAGGTAAGCGGTAAGGTTGTTAAGGTAAACCAAAAAACCTTAGTAGTCTTAGATTCAAAAACCCAAACAAGATGGAAAGTTTCAGGAACTTTGGTTCATAAACTAGCCATTGGAGAAGAGGCGTAAATGGGTCCTTATTCCGAACAGAAACAGATCGAACGAGCAGAGACCGTTAAGGCGGTCCTGGCTCGTCCTAATTTAAGCGATTGGGCTAAGAATTTTTGGGCAAAGGTCGTAAGGGATCTTTGCTTTGATGAAGAAAGTTATAATCGCAGAGTCAGGGAAACTTATCAAAATTTAAGACCCTGTGAGCTTTTAATTAAAAGGAAATAATGGGGCATTGGAAATTCAAAGATCCGAACAGAAAGTCAAACCGACATAAGTTTGAGCGGATAGTCAAAAGACGTGAATTACCAAAAGCCAGACATGAAGCCTTTCAAAAATTCAAAAGACAGGGCGATAATGACCATGTTGCTTTGGTAAAGTCTTTGAATTCAATTGGTATCAAAGAGCAGAATAAAGGTTGACTTATTTGATATAAGACCGTATAATAAACTTAACAATTAGGCAAAGAGAAAGGCAAGATTATGGCAGATAAATTAGTTGAAGAAATAGCTAGAATGGACTTGACCCAGCGAGACGATTTTGTTAAGACTCTCGTTAGGAAATGGCCACATATGGCTCTGAGCTTATCTAATATGATAGGTTTGGAAATAACAATTAACGACATGGAGGAGGCTAATGATTAAGGCTATATTTTTTATGGCGATCGGTGCATTAGGTTTCTATCTTTACCAAGACCCATCACAATTAAATCCGTTGGTGGACTCGGCTAAAGATTTAGTGAACCAAGGTGCAGAGTTTATCCAAGATAAAACAAAGGCAGAATAATTGGAGGGAAGGGCTATGGACATCATTTTCGACGTAGATGGAACTTTGATGGACATTTCACATAGAAAGAAGTTCGTTGAGCAACGACCTAAAGACTGGGATAGTTTTAGGGACGAGACTCCGAACGACACCCCAATTAAAGAAGTATTTCAAATCGCTATTGCTCTACAGAAAGCTGGTCATAGCATTATTATAGCCAGCGGGCGAAACAAGAGCCAAAGAGCAATCACCCTGAAACAATTAATGGCTGAAGGATTAGTCTTTATTGATTTGTTCATGAGAAGCGACAAAGATTTTAGATCTGATGTGGTTCTTAAGAAAGAGATGCTAGGAGCCATGAGACGAAAAGGCTATAATCCTAAAATGGTGTTTGACGACAGAAGTTCGGTCGTTCAAATGTGGAGAGATGAAGGCTTACGAGTGGCACAGGTTGCCCCGGGAGACTTTTGAACAGGCCTGGCGATAATTGTGCTCGTCCAGTGCCAGGTAATACCCTGGACGGGCAATATATTAACCAACAACCAACGGAGGCTATATGATTAAGGCAAACAACGAAAAAAATGAAATCGATAATCGATCAGAAAATGAAATTGAGCATGATCGAATGATGAAAGAATTCTTTGACAAAGGCGGAGTGATCCAAAAAATACCATCAGGGATTACAGGGTCTGAATATTATGGAACTCCAGCAGTCGTAAATAAATGGGCAAAAAAGAAGAAAAAATAAGGTTGACCTGCTAAATTTTAGGTGCTATAATGTATATAACAATTAGGAACACTTAAACGAGGAGTGATGCATATGACATCCAAGATCGTAATCAGGGACGCAACGAATACTCATTGGTCTTCAAAAACCAAAGAGGCAGGAAAATGTTTCAAAGTTATTAAGCTCACCAATTACAAGAACTTCAAAATTTTGGGCCAACTCTTTACTCAACTAGAGTTGAAGAAGTTTTTAGAAACCCTACCATCCAGAGTCAACTACGAAATCTTAGGAGAACAATAAAATGGGATATTATACTCTACCTCCGATCGATCGTAAACGGTACACCGACATAAAAGGACTTGAAGGACCGTTCGTAATGAATAGTGGTAAGGTTTTGTATTATGATCCTAAGGAAGGCAAGTATTATGATCGTGATACAGATTTCTATGTATCGAACGAAGATATGCTTCATCATAATCAATTGAGTTCTGAACTTTACACCGAGGAGGGCAATCATGATAATGTATAATGTTGATGATGTTTTAACAGCCAGACGTTCAGATCCAAAGAAAACGAACAATCAATTTTTCACAGAATCAGTTGGTGGAATGACAAGAGAATGCGAACTGATTAATGCTCTGCTTGATATTAGAGATTCAAGCGAAAGCGGGTCATATGAAATGGCCACAGTAGATCAAACTTTAGGAAAAATGGGATATACCCCATGGACGAAAGGATAAAGAATGTTGAGAACTTTTATATTCCAAACGGCAACAGATTCAATCGAGATTGTGGCCACAGGATTTAGGGATGCCTGCGATACTTTGGCAGAGGCATTCCCGGCAATCAAGATCACAGATATCTTAGCCATGGAGGAGCATTTTTGTCCTGATATTAATGATACAATTCATTAGGAGATTAAAGTTATGTCAGTTCTAGTTGGTATTATGAGTATAGTATTTGGAGGTTATGTGGCACAACCACAATGGTTTAATGATGGACCATATGAGTTTCTTGAGGCACATCAATCTCAAGAAGAATGTCAGATTGTAGGAGCAGGAACGAGTGATATTTGTTCTGAAGGGAATCGATATGCTCTTTCAGATAAGAAAGCCCCTAAAGTGTCTGAGACAGCAAAATTTCAATTTGTCGATTGTGATTATTGGGCAGGTTGTTATGCAATGAAAGAGGAGAAGTAAATGTTAAAAATAGACGAAGTGGTACCTGGTAAGGCATTTGCCTGTAAATTTAAGGTCTTGACAATGTTAGATACATTTGGTAGACCAAATGGGCTATCTGATGTACCGTTAGCAGGTCCAGGCGACTATGAAGGCTTTGGTCTTATTAAAGTTCGGGACATGGAGTCTAAGCAGGTTAGAGTTGTAGATCAAGCGAGCGGAAAAGAATTCATCGTTTCTTTTGATAATATTTGGGATATCGATGAAGCGGTTTACGAACCCGAAGCCACTAAGGAAGAAAAGGATGGATAGTTGAAACTTTTATTATTCATCACGAGCGTCATCGTAGGAATCACTTTAATATTCTACGGAGCTCATCTTCAAGATCCATTTGATCTTGATCTAAATTATTGGCAATATGCTGGATTGTGTTTTGTAGGGTTTTCTTTTATACTTTGGGTAGATAGAGATTAATCAGTTTGAGCTCCCCGTAGCTCAGCTGGATAGAGCAACGGACTTCTAATCCGTAGGTCGAAAGTTCGAATCTTTCCGGGGAGGCCAACTGAGATTATTCATTTTTGGTAAAAATGTACCAAATCAAAAAGCCTACAATTCCATACAGAACCCATTCCATGCTGATATTTATTGACAATCTTAGGGGTTGTAATCTACTTCTAAAGATCGTATAATGTATATAACAATTAACACAAAGGGGGCAACATGGCAATCCAAAACATAATCTCAAGAATTAGTCCAGATGAACTTATCAATCAGATCGCAGATA